ATGAAGAGGCACGTCCAAGTTATTGTGTACACAATGCAAACTGTGTACTCTCTAGGTGTGAGCGAGAACGAGATCGGCCTCCGCGAAGGACGCGCCAAGTTCGGGGACCTGGTGAACCGCGCGGAGTACGCCGGAGAGATCACCTACATCACCCGGCACGGGCGGCAGGTCGCCGCCATCGTCCCCATCAACCGGATTGCCAAGGAGCCCGTCGTGCGCACCATCCAGTCCACCATCGACCGCGTAGACCCGACCGTCACTCGCGACATCGCCAACGCGGTGCGCGAGGCCATCGACGCGGGATACGTCGAGCGGGAGTCCTACAGCCTCGACGAGATCGGGCAGAAGGAGTACCACATCCGCGTGGTCGCCTTCGAGATGGAAGGGCAGCAGCGATGGGCGCTCGTCCACGACGACCCGGCCGAGTCCGAGCTGATCGACAGCGCCGACCTCGCCGAGATCGCGGCGCTGTACGAGAAGCAGGTCCACGACCTCACCACCATCAGCGGGTGGGAGTTCGACGAGACTGACGTGGACGTCACCCCCAGCCAGGACGATGAGGAAGCTGAGTGATTCCCGCTCAGGCCAACGCAGGGTTACCTGGGACCTCCCGCCTCGGTCACTACGTTTACGTCGTCCAATTCAACTCCGGGACTATCAAGATCGGACGAACCGGAAACCCTGCCTCGCGGCTGAAGTCACACGCCACCGCGGCGCGTCCGCACGGAATCTTCGTTGCTGCGCAGTGGCTATCGCAGCCGCATCCCCTCGCGCGGCGCAACGAGATACAGCTGGTCGAGTTCTGCCACACCCACTTCAAGTCGACCAACGACGGCGAATACTTCATGGACGCGCGAGTAGACGACGTCATAGCGTTCGCCGAGACACTTCCGGTCTCGCAGCACATGACAGATCGGCTCCAGTTCACCCGTTTCGGCCGTGTGGCAGGCAGAGGCGGAAGCTGGCCGGACGCCGAACCCGTCATTGTCCTTCCGCTCTCTCTCGACATCCTGTCTGAGGTAGACGCCGTTCGCGGGACCATGTCTCGCGCTCACTGGATCCAAGAAGCCGTCAGTGAACGCCTAGCGTGTCAGTCGCGCCTCGACTAGCCGTACAACGCGAAGAAGGCCCCGCCCACCCGAAGGTGGACGGGGCCGTTGTCGAGTCATCCCGACAGGGACCTCGGTGCGTTGGTCGCGCTCTACGAGCGTATCGAGGCGGGGTGACAGGTTCTCTCGACGTCGTAGGCGTTCAGGAGGCGCCCTGGGTGGCAGGTGTACCCGCACTCATGCGGTCCGCCGTACAGGAGGCATTCGCCGACCCGTACGAGGAGTCCCGGCCCGGGAGAGATCTCCGAGGCCGGGTCCTCAGCGTGAGACATCCGGACTCGGGCGTTGCCCGTCCCCGGCGTCGGGGCAGTCCCGTCACCCGGCGTTCCGGGGCGAGACCACGATCTGAGGCTAGCGGACCGCTCTGACATTCCGGGCGCGCACGAACGCCGGGTCCGGGTCCGCTGCCGGGGTGATGCCGAGCGGCAGCAGCAGCATCAGGATCACGTTCAGCGCGGCCACTAGAGCGCCCGAAGACTGCTCCGACAGCGGCAGCCCGAACGCGATGGCGCCAGTCAGGATCGTCTGAACGGCCCCGGTCAGAGCCGACACGACCACAGGGCGGGTAGCGATAGCCACGAACAGAGCGACCACGCCAGCGGCGATCGTCATGACCCAGTTGGAGACTTCCTCCGTGAACCCCAGCCCGTTGAGGACGGGCAGGGTGACGAGGAAGGCAAGCACTGCCTGCAGCGCGTGCAGCCATGCCGCGGGCTCGCGGCCGAATACCTTCATATGCCCCTCCTCAGGGACGCCCGCCGGCGAGATGGCGGGAAGCTTGGATGCGGTGCGGGCCACGTACAGCCCGATCAGGGAGTGCAAGCCGTCCACAGAGTCATGCGACCTTCAGCAGGGCCGCCCACGTGTCCGGGGTGGTCGTACCGCTCTGCGGCAGTCCGGCGCCGTCCTGGAGATGTTTGAGCGCGTCCGTGTGGTGTCGGGTGAACTGGGTGTCGTCCACGCCCGGCAGCACCGCGTAGCCGCGGGCGGCCAGCAGGTAGTGCATGGTCTTCACGTGCCAGCCCTCGTCGCCCTGCTTGAGGAGAGGGAGCTTCTTCACGATGGCCTCCGTCCAGTTCGCGGGCTCATGCTTGGCAGGCTTGGCGGGAGTCGGTTTCGGATCGGCCTTGGGGTAGTCGGGCCGGCCGTAGCCGTAGATGCGGGGGCTGTCCCGGTCGACGGTCTTGCGGTAGACGCCGTCGCCGTTGAAGTACCTGCCGTCCAGCGAGCCCGACGTGTTGCCGCCGATGGTCGTGATGGATGCCTTCGACACGAAGACGACCAACTCGACGTGCGTGCCGCCGCCGGGCCCGTAGTAGACGAAGTCGCCCACCTCGGGAGTCTTGAAGAAGCGCTTGTGGGCCTTGAACCAGGCCACGCCCGTCTCACACCCGGCGGTCTTGGGGCCCGCGCCGGCGTTGCCGGACGCGTTCAGGCACCAGGACAGGAAGCTCGAGCACCACGGGTAGCCGTACCCATCGTGCGGGTAGCCGGGCAGCTTGCCGAGCCAGCGGTTGAACTTGGTGTTGTTGGTGCCGGACTCGCGGTACCCGATCTCGTCCGCCGCCGTTTTGATCATCGCGTCTATGCCGGGCATAGATCAGCCTCCTGGCGCGCACGTGTACTTGGTGGATCCGGGCTCTGTCGGCGTGCAGGTGTACGGGATCCCGGCGAGGGTGAACGACCAGCTGGACGGCGGCGAGCCGGGCTCGCCGCGCGGTCCGGGGTCGCCTTGAGGACCAGCAGGGCCGCGCTCGCCCTTCTCTCCGGGCTCGCCGCGGGCTCCGTCCTTGCCGACTTTCCCGTCCTCGCCCTGAGGGCCAGGAGGACCAGTCGGCCCTGGCGGACCCGGAGAACCCGCCACACCCGCAGGGCCAGCCGTACCGGGCTTGCCCGGCGCGCCAGCGCGGCCGGGAAGTCCTTGCGGTCCTGGAGGACCGGAGGATCCAGTCTCGCCTCGTTCTCCTCGAGGCCCCGCCGATGGCGTGACCACAGGAACACCGCCGAGTTGCCGCACCTGGTCGGCCAGTGCCGAACTGTTGTCCTCGGCAGCCCTCAGATCGTCCTTCACGCTCTGGACCTGCATCATCAAAGCCGCGAGCAGCGCCGCGAACACCACGGCGCCCGCCAGAGGCAGCGGCCAGGTCCGAGGCCGCCGCGGCTGCTCGTTCGGGTCGTCATGGTCTAGCCCGTCGTCTTTATGGCGGCCCATCACGACCCCTTGCTGTTCAGCCACAACTGGATCAAAAGGAGCACCAAAGGTGCGATGAACGCGGTGAAGACGGCCGTGATAATCAGCTTGCGGTCGTTGGTGCGCTGGCTCTTGTCGGCGTCGCGCTCCGCTTTCAGTGCGGCTATTTCACGTTCGTGGTCGTCGAACTGCCTCTGAACGCTCGCCTGATAGGCCTGGAACAGGTCGTTAGTGACGACTCGATCGAGCCGGGAGTTCAGGGAGTTGAACCCCGCCTCGACTGTTCGTCGGAGGGCTTCCACGGTCCGGTGGAGTTCCCAAGGTGTGGGCTCATCGGCCACGTCGCTCCTCGCTGGTGTTGGTTGGGGGTGGCCGCTCGCGCTCCCTCAGGGCGACAGCACAAGCCCGCGCGCGCGGCCACGTATCAGGGGCCGAACATGTGGCCGGCGTTCTTCAATGCGAGAAGGATCGCGTTGAGCTTCGCGACGACGTCACGGAAGTTGTCGTTGATCGTGTTCTGGCTGTAGCTGATCCCGACATCCACGACAGCGTCGTTCGCCGTCCCGGACGTGGCCGTCATCGAGGACACGTTCGAGGCCTTGTCGAATGGCTTGAGGCTGTAGACGGTGCCGTCGCTGTCTTTCCAGAAGGGTTCTTTCGAGTTGGCGAACAGATGCCCGCCGCTCGCCGGCGTAGGTGGTGCGGACCGGTTCGGCATCTGCCAGCCCGCCGACGCGGTCGTGAGCGCGGGCTGCTGCCGGAGCAACGCTTTCAGCTCCTCGACGTCATTGCGGAGCTGGCGGAGTTCTGCCAGCGCGTTGGCGGGGAATCGGTCAGCCACCGGGCACCTCCAGCCCTTCGAAGATGAGTTGTGCTTCTTCCTTGCCGGACTGGCGGGAGGTCGGGGTGATGCCGACGCCGATGATGCGCCGCACTCTGCTGTGGGGTAGGTGCCACTGGTTGTTGAAGAACAGCCGGGCTTTGTCGCCGAGCGAGTTCGGGGTGAACGTCGGTTGGCTGCCAAGCGCGACCGTGACCGAGTCGACGCGCAAAGCACCTGGCGCGGTGGCCGCCCAGTAGGCGGCGTAGTCCTCCAGCGTGGCCGGGACGATCACCGAGCTGTAGGTGAGCGTCCGGTCCAGGCGCGGCCACCCGGCCGCCAGGTGTGCATCTGCTTCGTGCGGGGTGGACATGAGCGGCACGTTCTCGGTCGAGGCGTCAGCCGCGGTGGACGGCAGTACGCCGCCGCGGGCCCGCCACCGGGTGGCGCCGCGCAGCGCGTCGGTTTCCTCCGACCATTCGAGGATGTCGCCGCCGCCCGGACTGTCGGAGAACACATGCTGCACCGTCGAGGCGCCCAAGGTCGGGTATCCCCACACCCAGTGGCGTTCCAGCCCGAGCGCTCCGGCGACGACGTTGATCGTCCACTCGAACCCGTTCTCCAGCTCACCCAACTCGGTGAGGCGCTGCCCATAGGTAGCCTCATCCGCCTTGTAGGAGTGGTCGCGCACCTGCCCCGACGTGCCGGATTGCAGGATCAGGTTGAGGCTGGCGTGCGGCTGGTCCTGCATGTGGGAGATGAGTGCGCGGGCGATGTCGATCTGGTCCTCGCCCACATAGTCCAGGTCTTCCTGGAGTTCGACGTGCAGCATGAAGGCGTCCATCGTCGACCCACGCAGCTGGATCTGCGGCACGGCTCGGCGCGACCTTTGGATCTGGGTGGCGGTGATCCAGTACTCACCCCATGGGACGCCGTCCCGGTAGATCTCGCACGTGACCACGCCAGGCCCGATGGTCAGGTCGGTGATGCCGCCCGTCCCCACCTGGTCACGCGGAATGACGCGGGCGACGCGTTTGGCGATGGTCGCGTTCGGGATCGGGATCGACGCGCTGAACGTGCCCGGCTGGCCGATCCTCTTGTCGAACCGCACCCCGGACAGTTCCACGTCGTCCAGGTAGGTGCCGTCCCAACGCCTCAGCACGTACCGGTACAGGCTGGTGCCGCGGCCGGGCGTGAGCGGCGGCGGAGGCTCCACACTGCCGCCCGTCGCGGACGCGATCGAGATGGTGACGCCAAGCCCGAACCTGGTAGCGGACGGGACGAACCCGAACCCTTTCTCCCCGGTCGCCGTCGAACTGGTGATGGTGCGGGAGGCCGCCGCGGACGTCATGAACCCGGACGGGGCGGTCGTCTGCCCGCGCAGCGCATACCCAGCAGGAGCCGACAGAGTCAACGTCCCGGGGAACGGGGACAGGCCCGCGGCGCGGATCTCCAGCGTCGACTCCGACGCCGGGATCAGCGACGGCGTCACCACCGTCTCGCCGGACCCGATCAGGAACGCCGCTTTCGGCGCCGTGGCGGTGTCGGCGTCCTTGACCGCGATCAGGTGCAGGGTGCCGTCGGAGTTGACCGGCTGGCCGAAGGTGTAGGTGGTGGGTTCGCCGCCGGTCGCTGTCTTGCGCAGCACCCGGCAGTTCAGATCTTCGGAGGTCTTGGAGCCGACGACGGACCAGCCGGACGCTGTCACCCCCGTGACGCCGATGTCGCCGAAGTAGACGGCTACCAGCACATCGCCGGATTGGACGCCGACCGGGCGGGCGATAACGATCGGATCGCTGTGGGCGGAGGCGACGGTGAAAGACCTGACCTGGGCGCCCACCGATCACCTCCAAGGTGTGTCAGCAGGCCGAAAGGGTCAGATCCACGCGTCGCGATAGAGGATCGTCGCGTTGTTTCCGCCGCCCGATGTGGCCGTGTAAGTGACCGGGTTCGAGCCCGGTTGCAGCGTGAAGTCGAACACCGGCGAACTGGTGCCGGTCAGGGTGGACATGACGCTGTCCCCGTCGACGGTGGCGTTGCCGTTGAACGCGTCGATCACCAGTTGCTGGCCTGTCGTCAGGGTCAACGCGAACGACAATGACCTGCCTGTGGCCGCGTTGGCGACCGTCGGGTTAGTGGCCGGGCCGTCCACACGGATCGTCGGATGCGTCGAGGCGTTCCCGGCGTTGCCGAGCGCCACCTGCACCCCGACCGGCAAAACCACACCCGTGCGCTGCACGTTGTAACGCCGCGGATCCGCGCAAGCGATCAACACCGTCACCGTGGGCAGGCCCACGTTGTAGTCGCCATCCATCGGCGGTGTCCGCCCGATCACCTGCCCGTAGGCGAGGTGCGGATCTCCGTAGCCGCGGATCACCAGCGGCAGCGGCGTGTCATCGTCAGGCAAGCCGGTAACCGCGTCGATCTGCGCCAGCAGGTCATCGATCAACGTCGGATCGGACGCCGAGTTCGGCTGCAACCTCAACGTCACGATCCGCTGCTGAGCGAGCTTCCTGCCGTCCCACGCGCCGTGCTGCGCCGGACGAGGGACGTTCAGGTTGTCGACCTGCGGCAGGTCCCGCCATCCCTCAACTGGGATCAGCACGTCAACATCGGTGCCTTCACCCCACAGGGTGAAGTTCCACTCCACCTGCCCCGGCTTGGTGATCTGCGCCCCGGGCACGACCGGCGTGGTGACCGTCAGGTCCGGCCATTCCGAGACGGTCTCGAAGACTGGCAGCGTGAGGTTCTGATCGAAGGCCAGCGTCAGCGCAGGCCATTCGGACGTCGTCTCGAAGATCGGCAGGAAGATGTTGGCGTTCGGCGTGGTGACCGTGATCGTCGGCCACTCGCTGATCGTTTCGAACGGGGCGAGCGTCTGATTCACCTGAAGGGTGAACCGGCCCTTCAGGACTCTCGGCCGGTTCGGGATGCCGCGGCCTGCACGAGCCACCCGCCACCTCCTCTACCAGTTGGCGGCGCGGTGGACGGCAGTCGTGCCGTAGACAGGGCGATGCACAACAGGCACCAGGATGGACGCGACCGCGACAGTGAACCCTTGCCGGAACTGCAGCGAGATCGTGGCCGTGAAGTTGAGGCTGCCGGTGGCCGCGTTCGACGTGAGCTGCTTGTAGGCGAGGCTGCCCGTCTGGTTTCCGCCCGTCACGTCGGCCACTTCCGTGTACCCCGCCGGGGACGTCCACGACGTCGCGGTGGCGTCCGGGTTACCCGACGCCCACCTCAACTCCAGGTCATCACTGCGGGTCGGTGTGATGCCCGGCGTCGGCACCGTCGTAGAGGCCGTGTCGTTGCCGGTCTGCGCCACCACCGGCGTCACCGCTGTGTCCGCGTCCATCACGCAGGCGATCGCGATACAGCCGTCACCGGAGGAGTTCTGCGTGAACGTGTAAGTGCTGGGTTCGGACGCTCCGGCGACCTTCCACCACACCTTGGTTTTGTTGTCGTAGCCGGTGCCGGCCTGGCGTGTGGCCAGCGACAGCCAGGTGGCGCCGCCCGTCGGAGTGCCCATGTCGGTCAGGGCGCCGTCGTCCACGCTGTGGAACGCGAGCAGAATGTCGCCCTGCAGCGTCCCAGACGGCTTGTTCGCGCTCGACGAGCCTGTCGACGGGGTAGCAGTCGAGACAGCCCGGACGGAAGCGGGCATCTAAAGCCGCTCCCACCACATCGTGGCCCGCACGCTCACAGACGCGGCAGCGGTGAACCGGAGGACGAACCCCTCGTTCGGGGCCGAATCAGGGGTGTCCCCGAGCGGCGAGTCATACAGCAGCGTGCCGCCGTTAGGCGTGAGCGGGACCTCGCCCAGCACCGTGATCGTGGTCGGCTCCGTCGTCCACGTCTTCGCCGCCGTCACGCCATGGCTGATCACCCTGCCGTACACCTGGGCGGGCGTCACCGAGGAACTATTAGTGCCGGGGGCGTTCGCGCCGAACGTGCAATAGCACAGCTCGCACACCACGGGCGCCTCGGTCGCGGCCACGCCGGTGAAGCCCCACCAGATCTTCTTCAGGTCGATGCCGAAGTCGCTTGCCCCGCGCACTCCGAGCACGCTCTTTGCCGTCGATGCAGTGAGAGCGACCGCGCCGCCCGTCACAATCGTGTATCCAGCCTTGGCCACTATCGGCCTCCTCACGTGCGAAAACCCCGCGCGCTGGCGGGGTCGAAGGTCGAAAAGTGGTCAGGCAGCAGCGCGGTTCAGATTGCGCCAGATGCCGTCCGTGTGGAAGGCGATCGAAAAGTCGCCGTCCTGTGCTTGGTACGTCTGGGTGAACCAGCGCAGCAGGACGGCCTTGTTCGACATGCCGGGGATGTAGACGAGCAGCCCGGCAGCCGAGATGGTGGCCGACGTCCACAGCAGGGTGGAGAACTTCCATCCGATCTTGTTGGCTGCGGTGCCGAGTTCGCCGAACCCGGTCACGGTCATGTTCAGGCCGCCCGAGCTGTAGCCCGGCCCGGATGCCTCGTTGGCGTTGTAGGGCGCGCTGCCGTAGGCGGGGTTGGTGGCGGAGAAGTCCGGCGTCAGCGCTGACTGGAAGAGTGCGCCCTTGTAGGTGCCAGACGTCGTGTTCGACAGGTCCAAAGCGATGGTGTTCGACAACGCCTTCACCATCGTGTCGTTGAACCACCCATCCTGGGTGATAGCCATGCGAGCGGCTCCTATCTGAGGTTGATGCGTACGTGCTGCCGCTCACGGCCATCCGACGTGGTCTCCTGGGAGACCTGGTGGCCCGCCTGGTCAGTGGTCGTCTTGTATCGGCCGCCTTCACGCGTGTGGCCCTCGTCGACCTGGTCGCGGGTGGCCCAGGTCCGCTCGCCGACCACCACGTCTGCCGTACGGCCCTGGCCTAGCGGTTCGCCGCCGCGCATCCACTCGCCGAACGTCTGATCGCTATTCGGATCCCATGGCATGGCGAAGCCCGCCTCCCATCCGTGTGTTGAAAGGCGGGCTCAGCCGCGACTGTTGAGGAACATGCCGGCCTGCGCGAACATCACCTGCGCGTCGGCGGTTTCCCGGACCGTTGTCCCGTTGAAGTTGACCGACTTGTTGATCACCGTGGGTGCCGCAGCCCCACCGCCGCCACTCCCGCCGCCCGGCGACCCGCCCGACATGCCCGGGTAGCTGCTGCCACCCATCACAGGAGCCGACACCCGCGAGGAGTTGACCAGCCCGCCAGTCTGCGGAGCCGACGCGGTGACGTAGCTGCCGTCGCTGCCGTACAGCGAGCCGACCCTGTCCGCTGAGACGACGATCGGCTTCTCGATTGCCGCCTTAGGCGGAGGCGGTACCGCCCGCTCGCCCTGGCTGGCCCTGCCCGTGCCCTTACTCGAGCTCGTCGACCCGGCCTTGCCCTTGGACTTCGTCGAGGAAGAGCGCGGCGACGGAACCGCCTGTTCACCCTGAGAGCCACGTCCTGACCCGGACGTGGCGCTATTAGCAGCGACCACCGCATTCGCCAGATCTGAGACGGAGCCGGACAGGTCGTCGATCGACGTCGACACCGTGTCTGACATCGAGGTGACCGTCTGGCCGAGCTCGTTGCTGCCCTCAACCCAGCCCGCCGTCATGGCCTTGCCTACGTCGCCGACGTTCGCGACCACCTGTGTGAGGCTGCCCGACTGGCCGAGCGTCTGCGTCAGCGCGGACGTGGCCGACGTCAAGCCACTGGCCACGCCGTACCGCGTCTGATCGAGCACGGAGGTCACCTTGTCGACCTTTAGCGCTGCCTGCGGCGAGTACACCTCGAGTCCAAAGTCGGCCGCGACCTGGCCGAGCAACTGGATCGCCCTCGGCCTGAACTGCTGCTCATACGGGATAAACGCCTCTGTCGCGCCGGTGCCGCTGCTGCCTTCGCCGTACAGGACCGTCGGCTTCGACACCAGCGCAGGAGGCTGAGGACGCAGGCCGCCCGCAGCGTAGGCGGTGATCCCGCCTGCCGCATACCGGTCGATCGCGCCGGCTGCCCGGTTGCGCTGCTCGCTCGTCCGGTTGTTCTGGGTGATCCGCTGCTCGATCGTGAGAGTGACTGTCTTGTCCTTCACCGACGCGAGCGCCGCCTTGGCCAACTCGACTTGCGCCTTGAGTTGGGATATCTCCGCGTTCAGCCTGGACTTGCGCTCCTTGGTGAGGTCCGGGTCCTTCAGCTCCTTCTTGGCGTCGGCTAGCCGGGACTGGAGGGCCGCGATGTCCGTGGTGATCGACGACCGGTATTCCTTGATCAGCGCCGGGTCGCCGAGCTGACGCAGCGCCTCGCCCTTCGCCTGGAGGAGCTTCGTGATCTCGGACGTGATCTGCGAACGCCGTTCCTTGGTCAGGTTCGGGTCGTCGAGCAGCGTCATCGCCTTGTCGAGCTTCTGCTGAATGTCGGCGATGTCGGCCTTCAGCTTCAGCGACCGCGACGTCTCGTCCGCCTTGTTCTTGAGCTCGGTCAGCTTGTCGATCCCGGCGTTCGCGCCGGCGACGATCCGCTTGCCGAGCTCCTCCGCGCCGGGCACGTTCTGCATCGCCTGGCCGATGTTGCGGACCACCTCCAGGACCCGGATACCGATGCCGGTGATCGCGTTCGTCACCCCGGACATGCCCGCAGCGATGGTGGCACCAGCCCGCAGCGTCGCCGTAACCATCGTGCCGAAGAACGCGACCACCTTCGACAACCCGTTGATCGCCAGCGGGATAGCCGCCAGCAGGCCGTTCAAGACGGCGCCGATCGCGGTCCGGTTCTCACTGATCGTCCGCCCCAGCTCCGAAAAGGCGCTCCCAAGCTCCTTCAAGAAGCCCTTGATGTCGATCTGCCCGACGATGTCGCTGAACCCGCCCATCAGCGACGGGATCGAGTCACCCAGGTCCTTCAGCCCGCGGCCCAGGTCACGTACGAACTGCTCCAGTGGGACACGGGCCAGGCTGAACCCGCGCTCCAGGTTCGGCGCCACATCCTTGCCGACGTCGCGGGCCGTCGAGCGCACCTGATCCAGCACGGACAGCAGCGGCCGGCTCGACTGCGCCATCTCTCGCATCAGGTCCACGCCCAGGACGCGGAACTGCTCCTTCAGCTTCTCCGCTTCCCGGTTCGCCTCCTCCACACGCTTCTGGTGGGCTTTCGACCAGCTCTTGTCCACCTTCTCGACGAAGAACAAGCTTTGGACGCCGAGCGTGGTCAAGCCTGCGCCGATGCTGGTCACCATCGACGCCGCTGTCACGCTGCCGATCGCGGGACCGATCGCCACCGCCGCGGCGGCCAGTCCGGTCAGCATGGCGGGTCCAGCGGTCTTCGAAAGGCTTTCAGCGAACGACTCGCCCGCCGTGGCGCCGAAGTCCGCAAGCTTAGGCAGCGCCGACTTGGTGTCGACATCCACCTTGGCCTTCGCGGTCTGGCCGTCAATCTTGCTCAGCTCGGCGTCGATCGCCTTCAGTTCGGCCATCGCCAGCTTCACATCAGCCCGCACCAGCGGGTCGGCCTCCATGTGGCCCAGCTCTTCGAGCGCCTTCGCCACCTCAGCCGTGCGCGCCAAAGCCTCCTCGGCGCTGATGTCGATGCCGATCCGCTTCGACGACAGCGACTCCAGCTCCTTGCGTAGCTGCGCCATCCGAATGTCGGCCGCGGAGGAGTCCGCATCGATCTTGATTTTCGGGAGTCGCTTCGACGCCGCCTCGAGCCGCCTGCGCATCTCATCCGCGCTGCCGCCAGTCTCCAGAAGCTGCCTGGATAGGCCCTCGGTGCTGCGCTTGGCCTGCCCCATCCCTGCGACGTAGTCGGAGACTTTGGCTCGCAACGCGACCGAAACACTGCGATCCGCCATCGGGCCCCCCGCCAGTCAGGTCACGAAATGGGTCGAATGGGGCTGGTGAGCCATTGGAACGTGTCATCATCGCGCAAGGTCGGGGGCCATCGGCAACAGGAAGGGAATCCCCCATGCTCAAAGTTCAGCTTGCCACGCTTGGATGCGCTGGCGCTCTGGCCGCTGGCTGTAGCGGCTCCGGCGCTCCACAGTCAGCCCAGACCGCCACGGTCACGGTGACCGCAGAACCCACCGTTGCCACGGAGAAGCAGCCCGCACTGATAAAGATCGGCAGTCAGCACCCGTTTAATGACAGCGACAGCACCGGGACCATGACCGTCCTGAAATTCCGGCAGCCGTTCCCATCGCGCTTCCCGCCCGACCGCGCCGGCTACGAGTTCGCGGGCATCGAGATCCGCCAATGCTTCAAGACCATCAGCGCCAAGGAGGGAATTTCGGTCGGCTGGGAACCCTGGAGTCTCACCTACAAGAACGGCACGATCGTGGACCCGCCGAGTTCATGGTCTGCCGACCACTTCTCTGTACCGCTCTACCCGCGCGACCGACCTGTGCGTGCAGGGCAATGCGTTCGCGGATGGATCCCGTACGAGGTTCCCAAGGGCAAGAAACCGTCCACTGTCGCGTACACGCTGCCCGCCTCGGATACACAAGCTGCCATGCAGGTGGAATGGACTGTCCGCTAAGACGTCTGCTCGATCTGCCAGATCTTCGCCTGAGGGCGTAGTGAGCCCTTCTTGTCGGCTTCTTCCTGCGCCTCGATCCGGGCGTCGCAGGCGTAGCATCGCCGCGGCGTCGGAACATGGTAGGTGTGGGCTGGCCCGCCATCTTGCATGGCGGTCGTCTCTACGAGGTCCATCTTGCAGCCTGGGCATTTGCCTGCCAGCCAGCGCCTATAGGCCGCTGCCCAGGCGTAGTCCTCTTCCAGCCATTCGGCATCCCACACCGTTTCGATCTGGGTGATCTCGCCCGTGTCAGCATCCCTGTGAATGGTGGTGACGGCTCTCTGTTGCCGCCCCAGCAGTTTCGACCTGGGTACGCCCCAGGCCGCGGCTACTTCGAGTTCCTCTTGGAGCCCTGGAGCACTGCGGAGGCGGTGAACGAGTTTGGGATATCAAGCCCCAGGATGTTGACGGCGCTCGCCGCCTGGTACAGGGCGCTGTACTGCGCGGTGGTGAGGATGTCGACGAGTTCGCCGGCCTCCGCCTCGGTCATCGGGTGGGAGACGCAGCAGGCGGCGATCAGCGCCACCCCGTAGGTCTCCCAGTTGACGTCCACGTTCGGGCTCTGCTCGAGCTGCTCCTCGGTGGGCGGATGCCTGGCCACCAGATCTGAGTGCTCGCGCCTGGTGAGGCCGCGGAACTTGAACACTTCGGAGTGCTCGCGCATCTCGGCCTGCAGCGCCTGGATACGGCGCGCGATCTCGGCAGCCTCAGCGCTGCCGCCTGCCAGCGTGCCGGACGAGGGCTGATCACGCGCCGCCGCCAACTCCCGCTCGAGGTCTTCGAACTCGGCCTGAAGGTCTCCTGCGAGGCACAGGCTGACGGTCTTCTCTGGCCGCCTGACCTTGGCCTTGAGGTCGTCGACTGCGCTCACGCGGCCACCGTCACCTCTCGCAGGTACGGCCCGCTGGGGAAGAGCTTGGTCTGCGCGCGGTCGTAGCTTTCGGCCTCAGGCGCGATCTCCGAGGGCTCGCCGCAGGTCACGGTGTAGATGGCCACCTTCTGTCCTGCCGCGTACGCCGTGGCGTAGGAGATGCCGCGCCGGACCACGAAGTAGCCCGGGGTGCCGTTCGTCATGACGGACCACATGCGGTCATAGAGCGAGGTGTCGTCCCTGAAGAATTCGAGATCGATCTTGGCCTGGGTGCGGCCGGGACCGGTGAAGGTCTGGATCGAGGCGAGGGTGTCGCCCTTCACCTCGCCCTGGTCGATACTGATCTTCAGGCCGGACGCAGTGATCACCGTCTCACACGCAACGATGCCGACCGCGGTCAGCTCGGCAACCGTGGGCGCCGAAAGTACGGCCACGGTCGGTACGAACGTGGCCTTGGTGTTCCCGTCGCTCAAACGCTTCATTTTCGGCCTACTCCTTCACTTCACGGGCAGGCCGAGCGGCGGCCTTGCTGGTCTTGGTGTCGCCGGACTCCTCCGGCTGGGACTCGGCGAGCTCGGGCTCCTCGCCGGGGTCTGGAATGTGTTCGACGACTTCCACGAGGTGCTTCCAGAACGGGAGGGCCGTCTCGTCGATCTCGAACTCGCGGCAGGCGCGGTCACGCACCTTCAGGCGGGCCATCAGTACTACTTCCGGAGGATCGCGACGGACACGGTCGTGGTCGGCGAGAACGCGAGCGGGATCCGCCCGTCGGCCGGATCGACGTGGTCGGGCAGCATCGGGATCATCAGGTCGCTGGTGGCGCCGACCGTGTACGTCTTGACGGGCTTGGCGGCGCCGTACGCGGTGTTGCCGACCGGGGTGATCGTCCCGGTCGTGGACGCGCCGGCACCGTTCTTGATGTGGATGAAGCCGCCTTCGACGTACAGGAGCCGGTCTCCGCCGCCGGCGACGTTCGTGTACGACGGGGTCAGCCCGGCAGCGGTGATCGCCTGCGAGGTATCGATGTTGGCCATGCGGACTCTCCTCGGGGCATGCCAAAGGGCCCGCACACGCTGAGTGCCGGGCTGGATCAGATGGAAGAGGTCAGGTCAGTCGGAGCGGCTGAGCCATTGCGAGGTAGCCAGCCAAGTGGCGACAGAGGTGTCGTCGCGGCGCACCGGCTGCGAAGCCTCTTGGATGGCGGGCCACACCCGGCGTCCCGCCACCGTGGGGACGCCGGTCAGCAGGACGCCGGCGACCTTGTCGTGCGCCCACGCCGCCTGATCCGGGCTGCCGCCGACCGCGGTCAGCTGGTAGCGCAGGTCGGTGGGCGCGTTGTTGAGCACGTCACGCTCGAATGAGCTCTTGATCCCCGCGTCCGGGTAGAACACGACGTACGGCATGGCCGCGTCTGGCGGGGCTTGAGCCCAGTAGATCGCCAGCGTGATCGGGACGCCCGAGCGGACCATCGCCAGCAGCCCGTTGACGAGCGCCAGGGAAGGCAGCGTCACAGCAACTCCCTGACCATCTCGTCCAGGTCCTTGATGAACTTGGGCTCCTGCTTGATCACGGCCCGCGCGCCGTCCCAGTGGGGCGGCTGATTCCGCGAGCCGTATTCGAACCCGGGCCCCATCCCGCCCTGCGGCAGCCCGGACTCGGGTCCGACCTCCCAAAGGACTTCCTCGGCCGTCGGGATCTGCTCCGTGGTGATCGCCTTCGGGTAGTGCTTGCCGTGACGCCTCGCAGTCTCCGTGGCGTTCTCACGCCACTGATCCCGCAGCTGTTCCGCGTGCTTCTTCACGATGGGGTAGGTCTTGCGTGCTGCCTCGTGCTCGGCGTTGTCCAGGTAGCGGACGATGTCGAGGAGTTCGCTGGCGTCGAGATCGAACGACATCAGCCCTCCTTGTCCTCGACAAGCAGCCGCCTAGCGGTTGCCGTACCGGCGAGGCTGATGCCGATCACCTCGAGGTTGCGCCCCACCAGCCAGGAATCATCCGAGACGGTCACCCGCAACCGATCCTCGCGTTTCACCTGCCCAGAGGCGTCCCAGGGCAGCACAGCCACGTACTGGCCCAGCGTCACCTCACGTTCGCCCCACTCCGTCTCCGAGGAGGAGCGGGGCTTCACACGGCATCTGCCGGTGTAGATCGTGGTCCACGGCTGCACGAGCTGGCCCGTGTCGTTGTCGAGCACCGGGTCGCCGTCCTTGCGCTCTACCGTGCAGGTGTCCCGCATGAGCTGGAGCGCCGCGGTACGGCCGGCGGCCAGGACGCTTTCGACGCTCACGCCTGCATCACCGAGAACGCCCCGGTCCGATAGGTGCGCAAGGCGTCCTTGTGATCTCGGGTCATGGAGGCGCCGCCGACTGTCTCGGTGGCGAACGTCCGCGAGTAGTCGTCGATCGACTCCGAGCGGAGCCCGTCCACGTTGGTGACGTTGACGCTAGCCAGTTCCAGCACTACATCCACGATGTCGTCCGGGATCACCTGGTAGCCGTGGCTGTAGGTGAGGCGGACGCGGGGCGCCCACACGCCCAGGACGCGGCTCCATGGCCAGCCGGTGACGCGGGTCCGCACGTAGAAGGGGTGGCCGCGGGTGAGCTGGTTGCCGATCCGGAGGTAGTCGGAGCCTTCGACCATGGGCAGGTCTGGGGCGCCGAAGTCGCCCAGTTCGACCACGGTCAGCGGGTGCGTCTGGTCGACGACCAGTGGCCGCTGCGGCACGTTGAGGACGCGGTCCCCGCCAGGCATGTCGATCGTGTCGTCAGCGACGAACGACAGGGTTTGCCGGGTGTAGGCGCGCACCCGGGCCGATGCCCGCCGGATGGCCACCTCAGCTTGGGCTCCAGGGAGCGTCCGGCCGAGGTATGCCTCGAGGTCAGCGGTTGTGGCGAGCGGAGGCAGGGACATGATTGCCTCCGCTCACGTGTTGATGATCTCGTCCAGGCGGGCCAGGAGCGTGCTGCGGGGCTTGCCTCGTGCAGCCTCAGCTTCGGCGGCCTGCCGTGCCCGTTCGGGGTCGTCGCCGACCCAGGCCAGGACCTGTTTGGCGGTCCCCTCGATATTCAGGACCTCGCCCTGCTCGCCTTCCGGGTCGGTCTGTTCCGGCTCGCTGCCAGTGCCCGGGTCGGACGCGGCGGTGAGAGGGCGCACCGGGGCGTCCTGCGCCACGAGCTGATCGGCGAGCGCCCCGTCGATCTCCTGTCCCTGCTTGAAGCTGAAGCACACCATGCCCAGATAGGTCGTGAAGTCTGCCGTAGCGACGACCGTCATTGTGATTTCCCTCCGGGACAGGACGGGCCCATCGCGGGCCCGTCCTCACGGCCTATCAGGCGACGTGCTCGACGATGACGCCGCGCTTGAACAGGGCGGCGTCTCCGGTGAGGCTGTCGGACGGGACGCCGTAGTCGCCGACCCAGCTCCACGAGGTGGCCAGAACCTGCTGGAGGCGGTCCTGCGGCGGCCGGACGATCAGGGCGACGTCTACACCCGCCGCAGCGTTGATCATGGAGATCTCGGGCACGTCCTCGACGCCGGTCCCTGCGATGAGGGAACCCATGTTCTCGAACGGGGCCGCCACCAGGGCGTTGCCGCCGATCACGATGGGCCGGTGCACGTTCAGCGTGCCCGCAGAGCCGCCCAGCAGGGTCGGCGTCTCGTTGTTGCGGACCCAGTCGATGCCGCCGAACCGTCCGATCGACAGGTCGCGGAAGATCGGCGAGTCGACTCGGCCCTGCAGCGCCTGCTTGAAGTCGCTGTCGTCGAACAGCTGCGCCTCGGTGTCCGGGTCGATGTGGGCGACGTAGTAGCCGCTCAGGGTCGGCACGTTCATCTTGCGCAACCTTGCGACCGCGGCGCGGAAGAGCTTGAACGTGGCGCCGTCGTTGGAGGCGGCCAGGTCGAACGCCGACATCTTGGCGTTCGGCCGGACGCTGAACGGCGCGTTCGCCGCGACCACCCAGTCGCCCACGACATCGGCTCGGGCGGTGCCGAGCGTCAGGGTCTTGGTGGAGGTGTTGACGCCGGTCACCGTGTTGGTGGTGCCGGTGCCGGAACCGGCCGCGCCAATCGTCACGGTCAGCGGGTTGGCGCCAGAAACGGGGGTGGGGACGCCGTTGACCAGCACCGTCTCGAAGCCGTCCGTGGACTGCACCACGATGCTCGTGTCCGACCCTGCCGCAGCCGTGGCCCAGGTGCGGCCACCCGCGTACGCCTTGTACAGCTTGTTGCGGGAGACCTGGTTGATCGACTGGCCAGCATTGACGCCGAGCGTCTGCACGTCGGCCACGTACTTGCTGGCCAGCGCCATCGCCGAGTACAGCATGTTCGTGTCGACGGAGTTGCCGAACTGGTCCATGGTGACGGACCACTGCTCGATGCCGTACGTCGCGGCGGACACGTCCGAGCCGGTGATCGCAGTGGTCGCGGGAGCGAGCAGGCCCTTGCGGGTGAAGGTCTTGGTGTCGCCGACGTTGGCCATCCACGGCTCGACGTCAGCGATCATCGGGAACAGGAACTCGGGGATCAGCGCCTCGCGGAACACCCTGTCGAGCAGGCCGTTCTGCAGCATCGCCATGATTCCGGCGGGCACGTGTGACCGCACGTCATGGCGGCCGAGGTCGAACCAGGCCCGCGGGCGGGCGGTCTGCGTGGTCATGGATTACTCCTGTGTGATTTCGATGGACACGAGGTCCGGATGCTGCGCGGCCACCTGTTCGAGGCCGAGCAGAGCGGTTTGGGCGATAGCCGACACGGCAGCGCACACGCGGCCGTCCAAGACGTGGCCCTCGTGTCCGTCGACCTCGATGGAGGTATGTCCGTCGCCCAGCCGGGCGCGGATGCGGATCACCAGCGGGGCCGTACGCCCAGCTTCTGCAGCTCGGCGTCCAGGGTGGCCTTGTCGGCGGTGCGGAAGTCGAGCGGCCCGGGCTCCTTGCGGGATCCCTGCGATGGGTCAGGCTTGGGTTTGGGCTTCTTGGCCTGCTCCTCCGTCACCGGCGCCGACTTGCGCAGGTGCGGCTTGCGCTCGAGCAGCGCCTCCAGGTCGGCTTTGATCGACTCGACGTCAACCTCGCCGTCCTCGCCCGCGTAGTCGGCGAGCTTGAGGAAGGCGTGTGCGTCCTCGGGGTCGGCGAACTGGCCGGCGGCCATCGCCTTAACTTCGGCCTGCACTGCTCGAGCAAGAGCGGCCTGGACGCGGGCCTCTGCCGCTTCGGCGCGCTTGTCGGCCTGATCGGCGCGCTGGGTGAGCTTCTCGGTCTCGGACTTGTCCTTGTCCTCGAACTCGGCCAGCCTTTTCGCCTGCTCAGCTGCCTGCTTTCGCTGGTCAGCCAGGGCCTTCTTCAGGTCGGATGCTTCCTTCTTGGCCCGGTTGCGTTCGGCCCGGGTTTCGGCGAGCGCCTTCTTGCCCGCTTCGCCGAGGCCGTCGTCGGACTTCGCGTCCACTTCGGTATCGGCCTCATCGGCGGTGTCGGCGTCGTCGGTTTCCGTGGCGTCGGTGTCGCTGCTCTGCTCGGACGTCGCGTCCTCGTCGTGCCGCTGCAGGTCGAACCACGGGTTGTACATGGTGGACGTCGCGTCCATCGGGGTGGGTGCCATCGCGGCATGCCCTCTCATCGTGATTTGAGGGCACGCGGGAATGCGCACCCCGGGATCCTCGCGTCTGTGCGCGAGGAAGCTTCAGAGGATGTATCCGTGCCGTCTGAGCTGCTCGATCGCGGCAGCCCGGTCATCGGCGTTGTCTCGGATGATCTGCTCCGACGTCGGCCTGGCCTCACGTGGGCTGCGTTTGCGCCCGCGGATGCCGGTCCGGGTGAACTCGCGCTCCCCCGCGACGTAGACACCACGGCGGGCATTCACCACCCGGCCGATGTCCGCGCCGGCACGGATAGCCTCGGCCGCGGCCATGCCGAATGCCGCGTCCTGCTGCTCTCGGGTCAGCCCACGAAACACCTGCTGCGGCGTCTCGCCCGGCAGATCGCCCGTCCCGTCGTGGACGACCGCAAGGTGGTAGCAGTCGCAGCGGTCGTGCCGGGCGAAGCCCTCCGACCAGGGGTAGGTCTTGCCCGCCAGGACGATGCACCGGCTACACGAGGGCAGCCGCATCATACGGATGTAGGTGGTGAACCGCCGGTTCGCGGTGATCCCGGCGCCGACCGCGGCGCGGCCAGCGTCAGGGATCTCGGTAGCGATGATCCGGGTCAGCGACGCCAGACCGGAGCGCAGCGCCTCCTGATCGTCGGCGCCGCGTGCCACCAGGCCTGCCGTACGGAGTGCGGGCTGCATCAAGAGCGTCGCCAGGTCCCGGCCATCTGCTCCGCGTCCCGCGAACCCGAACGGGTCGACCTGCGCCCGCAACGGCCCGCTGGCGCCCTGCTCCTTCGCGACCAGCCGCAGGTACGGCATGGCCAGCCGCGCCGCCCTCAATTGGCCGCCGGTCAGCAGGTCCACGATCTGAGCGAGCAGATCCATCCACTGCTTGATCACACTGGCCGCCGCCAACTCGCCCCACAAGCTCTGCGCCTGCTCGGCGGTAGCGCGAACGATCTGCTGCTGGGCCACGTAGTGGGCGTCAGCCACCTGCTGCAGCGCCACCGTTCACCCCTGCCGGCTGGAGGTCGGGAGGCTGTGGTCCGACAGGCTCAGGAGGCGGCTTCGGGCCAGTCAACGCGGCCAGATCGCCCGCCATAACCCGCTCGAACGCCGACTCGGCAGCTTTGGTGTCCTCTTCCTGCATGCGGTCAATCTGCGCCTGGGTGTAACCGAGGTCCTCACGCGTCTGCCGCAACGGCACGATCTTGCTGGTGTACAGCTTCATCGCCGCGTCCGCCTTCTGCGCAACGGTCGGGGTAGAAGCGTCGCGCCACAGCGTCTCCAGACTCCTGGCGTCATCCGGCACCTCACCGTCGCGGATCAGCAACGCCAGGCGCATGACCTTCTCCCAGGAGCCGCCCCAAGCGCGCTGCTTGCGTTCGGCGCGCTTGACCAGCCGGGACTCGTCGGAGCGGATCGCGTCAGCGGAGGCAGGGTTGTCGGTGGCGTGGCCGAGGAACCTGGACGGCAGACCCGCAAGCGAGGCGACCATCATCGCCAGCAGCCGCAGCGTCTCGTGGAAGTTGTTCAGCGACGCCTCGGGGAACTGGCCGAGCTCGACCCCGTCATCTTTCTTGTTCTTGGCGATCGCCCAGATCCGGCCCGCGATCCGCTTCAACGCCGAGACGGGGCGGCCTTGCTCGTCCTCGAAGTCCTCCGGCCCGACGCCGATCGCGTACCGGCGCGGGATGGCGTGGAACTCGGCCGAGATCATCATGTCCGTGGCGATCTTGCAGGCGGCATCCGAGATCGGGATCACCGGCTTGAGCTCCGACACACCACCAGGCCGCTTCAACCGAGGCCGGTTCACGATCGGGACAACGCACACCTGTCCCAGGCCGTGATCGTCGCGAGGGTTGTCCGGGTCCTCGACCCAGTTGCTCTTCTCGTCCTTCACGAACCAGACAGTCGAGCTCGGCAGATAGAGGGTGGCGTGATCGATCTTGCGATCGTCGTCCTCCTCCACCCACCGCTTCACCGCCGCAGCAACCGCACGCGTACGCGGGTCATACTCGGCGTGCACCTCGAGCGGCGACTCCACCGTGATGATCGGCGTCTCAGCGTCGTCCTCGTTCGCGCCGACGATCACATAGCTGCGCTTCATCACCAGCGCGTCCACGTGCGCCTGCTGCGACTGCTCGTCCAGGTCGTTGGCCTGCCAGATCCGCCACAACCCGGCATCCGCGTCGGCCTGCTTACCGAACCGGAACCCCTCGACGTCGAGGCGCTCCTCCACGGAGTCCACGACCAGACGCGGCCACTCGATGACGACCTGCCGGACACGCTCATCCAGCTCCTGGATCAGCTCCGGCGCCATGTACGACAGGGCCTGCTCGCCCTCGTAGTACTCATCCAGCCTGCGGAGCTCCTTCAGCTCCTTGTCATGGCACTTGACGAGGTGCTTCAGCCACTCCATCTCCGAGCGGGCCATGCTCACCTCATCTCATGATGATCACCTTGGCGGGAGCAGTACGGACGCGGAACAAACCGGCGGCCTGGGCGTCGCCCGCAGCCTCATGTGCCAAGACAGAACAGACCGTGAGGTCGATCTTCTGGGTATGGCTGGCCTTCGCCAGCACGTACCGCTGGCCGGGCCTTGGAGCCTTCCGGGTGTTCCGGATGTGGATCGCAGTGAAGGGGCATCCGTCCTGGGTGAACGGTGAATCGGCTTTGCCCACGTCCACGTGCAGCCGCTCGCAGGCAGCGTGCATCTGCACCGGCCGGAACGTCGACCAGCGGATGACCACTCTGTCGCCGTACCGCTCCGCCCACGCGTCGATCTCCGACGCCCACCAGGGCGGGTCGATGTAGGCGCGCACAACCTTGAAGCGGGTCATCAACTCATCGAACGCCGCAGCCACCTCGAGGCGCGGCACCTGGCCGCCATAGGCTGCCGGGTCCCACACAGTCGGCCGGCGATCAGGGCCGAACGTCGGAGTGAACTGGTGGCCGTCCGCCGTCTCTCCGCGGATCCCGGTCCAGTCGTCGGAGTCCGACCCGTCCATGCCGAGCACGATAACCGAGCCGTCCGGCACGTCCCGTGCAAGCGCCCGTCGATCCCACGCATCCGCCTCGATGAAATGGCCCGCGCCGTACACGATCCTGTTGCCGAAGAACCGCTCAGCCTGCGCCGGATCACGCTCGATCAGGTCAGCTGCTTCGGCCTCGATCGAATCCAGGTCGACGTGGCCGCCGTTCTCCTTCAGAGCCTCGCCATACACAGCCCGGTGGATCTTCCTACGCTCGACCTTGTTCCGGTAGGACAGGTGCGGAGGAGGCTGGACGAACTGCCGGTAGATGTCCTTCGCCGACGACTCGAACTGCTGTTGCGCCACCGAATTCTCGGACGGATCCCAGGCGTTCGTCGTCAGCGACGCCCGCCCGCCCATGCCCGCGAGTCCGCGGTACTGGGTGTCGGCGACCTTGGTCATCTTGTTGGATATCGTCCACAGCCCGACCTCGTCCTGCGGCACGAAGGTGACCCGCTGGCCGAGTCGGGACTGTGCCGACGACGTCACCGTGTCGACCCGTCCGCCGCTCGGGAGCCGGATGAACTCCTCGCCCGTCTTCGGGATCAGATCCGCCAGCGGCCCCAGCTCGATCATCGGCCGGAGCGCGCCATAGATGTTGTCCGTCTGCTCCTCGGACACCGCGGTGATCTGGATCAGCGGCGTGGGCCACGACATGCCCATCGGCTCGCCCCGCTCGTACGGGTACTCCCAGCCACAGCCGCAGCCGAAATCGGAGCACGAATACCCGTCGTCGCGGCCAGCCCAGCCGGCGAACAATGCAGGCCCGACACCCTCGACGCAGACGTGCGCCGCAGTATGAGGTCCCTTGCCTAGCTTCTGCGGGCCGGCGAGCAGGCCACGCCGGTAGACGAACGCCGGACCCAGAATCGGATCCTCCGGCTGCCACACCGCATCGCCGCGCACCATGTAGAACGCGGCGAAGTACCGCAGCTGGTAGTCGTAGAGGGCGAATTGGTCGCCGCGGCGGAACCCATCCGGGATCACACAGTGCGCCTCGATCCACGCCGGCGCCACGAGCAGCGGACGCGGGCTACGCTCCCCCGCCATCGATGGCCTTCAACCGGTCACGCATGGACCTGGCCGACGCCGTGCGTGCTGTCTTCGCCGTCCGCTTCTCCGCCACCTCGTTGGCGGCGATCCGCCACCGGTTCCGCAGCATGCCCTGCGTCGACAACCCCAGCGAGTCCAGATACTGGCGAACCACCTTCTGGAGTTCGACCGACGACTTCGGCTGCTCAGCCCGCGCGAGCATCCTCACGCACATGGCGACCTCGTACAGCTGGCCCAACCGCTCCCACATGATCGCCTGCGGTTTGGTCCACAGGTCGGCCCACAGCTCCCACTCGCGGCCATCTGCCTCCAGCAGCGGCCACTCAGGCGGATCGCCTGGGCGCCCCTCCGCAGGGAGCGTCGTCCACGTCGCCGCATCTCCTGGCCGTTCACGCCGCAGCGCATTCGGGTCCGGCGGAGGGCCAGACACCACGCGAGCTCCACCTTTGGGCATTTCGCACTCCCTACCAGCCGCATCGCGCAGCATTGAGGAACGGCCAAGCATCGCGCGAGGCCGCAACATTTATGAATCAAGGTGACAGTCAGTCACCCTCTGAACCCGTCTGACCAAGGGCAGCGCTGGCCCGCGGTCCAGGACGTTTCCGCAGGTCGGGGCATCCCCCCACGTCTCCGCAGGTCAGAGGTCGTGCGTGATGGGTGTCGGTTTCAGCCGATGAGCGCCAGCTGTTCGCCTCCGCCGCGGTTGTTCTTGCGGGTGTTGCATTGGAGGTGTGCCAGTTGGACGTTCGCGGGGTCGTGTAGTCCGCCCTTGGTGAGTGGGATGACGTGGTCGAGGCTTGGGCTCATGGGGTCGGGCCATGCCAAGGCTGGGGCGACCCGCTTGCGGCACAGGCCACAGGTCCACTTGTCTCGTTCGGCTATCTCGGAGAAGCGGACTGGGTCTCCTGTGCTGGCCTGCTTCTTGAGTGCGCGCCTGCGGTGGTATCGCTCGCGGCGTGCGTCGCCCCATTCCTCTCGGACCTCTTTGCCGGCGGCACGGTACTTTCGGTGGGAATGGATCTTGCCGTGCGCTTCGCAGCAGCAGTACTGCCGCTTGCTCTTGGGCTGGAAGACCACGTCGCACTCTTCGAGCGCGCACGTTCGCTCTGGGTGCGGCTCAAGTAAGACCTGGCCTCGGGCAACGTCACTGCACCGCTTCGAGCAGTACTTAGCCTGCGATGCGCGGTATGTCATGTCCGCCTTGCAGATTGGGCACGACCGCGGAGTCCAGCGAGGAACGCCCGGACGGCGTCGCGCCCAGTCCGCGCATGACGTGCTGCAGCACTTGCTCTTGAGGGTGAGGTGAGAGATGTCGGCTCCGCATGCCAGGCAACTGCGCGATTCAATGGCGCGCTGCTCTCGGCGGCGGGCTCTCCGACCGCACTGGATGGTGCAGTAAATCGCCCGGCCTCTGCCGTTCCTTGGCGGGAGTGGTTCTCCGCATTCTTTGCATGCGGGCACGTCAACGGTAGGGTCCGTCATGTCGTCCTGGTCCAATCAGGTCGGCCACGCCCGGGGAGTGTTAGCGCACTCGCCCGGGTTCCTTATGGGGTTGTCACTCCAGCATCGCAGGTACCACCGACAAATCCGGATGGATCAGCCTTCGCTCTGCTCTCGCCCGTCGAGGCTGTGGTGGGCCAACCTCGATCGGCCCGCCTACCTGCCGGGTGGGATGAGGATGGCGTGGCCGCGCTGGATGCCGAGTACTTGCGCGACCTGCTCCGGGTAGTTGCGCAGTGCGGGCTCGCTCACGTACCGGATCTGGTCTACGGCGTGGCGGTCGTGCCGGCAGTCGTCGCAGAGCAGGTCTTCTTCGGTTGCCTTGCGGATGCAGCGGTACCCGTGGGGGCGCGTGCAGGTGCAGCGGAAGCGGGGATCGTAGGTGAGAAGGTCGGCGCTCGCATCCAAGCCGGTCAGGTGAGGGGCGGCAGGCATGAGATCGCCTTGGACTCGGAGTGGGTAGCAGCGTGTTCGCCGCCCCGGCTGAGTAGCTTGTGGCCCTCGTCGTCGAGGTCGTACACCTTCAGCTTGGCCTTGAAGCCGCGGATGGTCTTCACGATCTCGAGTCGGGCTGTGTTCTCCGGGTGGAGGCCTTCGCTGCGGCACCAGTCGAGGACCGCTCGATGCTCCGGGGTGTCCACCCAGTCGCGGGTGCAGCGGTTGCCTGGGGTGTCGAGGTCGTTCGGGTCGAACAGCATCACGGTGGTCATGTCGTCACATCGCGGCAGCGGGATGGCCAGTGCCACAGGTCGACGCAGTCGGGGCCGTCCTGCTGGCGTACGCCGGCGGCGAAAGACATTCCACCGGGGTGCAGCACGGTGAGGGTGACCGTCGTCGGCTCGGGTTCGAGATCGTAGGGCTGGGATCGGGTCACGCTCGTGACGATGGCGGCACGACACGGATCCCTGTATGTGAGGTAGTGGACGACGGCGCCCACGGTCGGCTCAGTCATCGCGCTATCTCCCCGATTCAGGACCCGCATCAGTGTCCGCCTGCCTGCTGGACCCCGAAGCCGAGCCACCCGTTGAGGATGGAGGCGTAGAGGATGCCGGAGAACAGCATCACGCTCGCCAGCCAGATGCCGACGTGGGTCAGCACACCGAGCCGCTCCTGGTTGGACTCTGCCTGCCACACGTAAAGCAGGCCGTTGACTGCGCCGATGCTGCCCAGGCCTGAGCAGATGAAGGCGAGGCCCAGCAGAATGTGGAACGCGACGTTGAGGAAGCTCATCGGTCACCTGCCGCCGAAGGCCAGCCGGGGCATGAGAAGTGGCCCGGCACGGGCACGTCCACATGCCCATCCCACTCGTGTGCCGTGTGTTGCTTGCTCATCGACCAGTCCCGGCATGCGGCGGTCGAGATGGGCGGCGTCCAGCCGAGAGCGATCAGCAGTTCGCTTGTGGCGTCCGAGATCCGCGGGACAGCGGCCAGCTCGGCGTCCTCTACGGACCACACGCACAGGTCCAGCGTGGCCTCAGGGATGTCGTGGTCTACACCCAGTTTCAACGTGAGGTTTCGGATGCCGTTGGCGATGTCGATGTCGCCGAGACGGACACGGTAGGTGCCAGGTCCGCCGGAAATACTGAGCTTGCGTTCGGTCATATGGTCTCCCGGAATGTGAGCGCCCCGAGCCGGGAGACTCGGGGCGCTCTGACCTGAGGTAGCGAACCGCAGGATCTTGGTGGGGTCTAGCTGTGGATCAGCCCGGTCTGGGCGAGTGTCAGCAGGAACAAGCCCGCGCAGAGCAGGACGAGCACCCATGACTTCTGTACGCCGGCGACGACAGCTGCAGAGAGGAAGGCGACGAGGGCGAGGAGTAGGAGGACGTCCATGTGGATCTCCGTTTCCTGGCGTAACGCTGCGTGAGGCCGGTCCCCGTGATGGCGGTTACCCGCCCGTGCGGACGGCCAAGTTTTCGCACGTCAGATCGTTGATTACCGAGTGTGATTAGCGGGCGTTCCAGCCGCCTGGTTGAGCCCGCCCAGTGGCCTGCTTGTGATGTAGCGAGCACAAGCCCCGCCCATACTTCGGGTCGTTCGGGTCGAGTCCGCGACGCTCGAGCTCTTTGCGGTCGATCGGGTGATGGTCGGCGTCCGTGGATGGCTCTGTGCAGCCCTGTTCGGCTGTGCAGATCGGGTCGCGGGCTAGCACGACCTTACGGAAGCGCTCGCGGTGCGTGGAGCCGTAGCCGCGCTGTGAGGCGCTGCCGCGGGCACGCTCGGCCTCTCGCTTGTGGTCGTCGCACCGGCCGCCCGAGCAGAGCTGAGGGCAGCCCGGTTTGCTGCACACGCGGAGGGCGGGCATCAGGTGTCCGCTATCTGGATCCAGCCGTCGATCACGGTCTCGGTGCGTCCGTCGATCTCAAGGTCGATCTTGTAGAACCAGGAGCTCGGGTACTGGGTCACGGAGGTCGGGATGACGATCTCGACCTTGCCCGTAGCAGCATCGACGATCGTGAGACCGGAGCCCTCGGACCGCTGAATGACTGTCGGATCATCGTCGTCGATCGACGTGTCCCGCTTGATGACGGCGGTGACCGTGCCCGAGCTGATGTTGAGCGGCAGGTTGTTCGCGGTGATCTGCCACTGCTTGGCCGTGTCGTCTCTCTGAGACATGGGCACGTTGACAGTCGAGGCCATGGCGTCCCCCGTTTCAGATGAGATGACCGCCGAGGTCTCGGTCGATCAAGTGTCCGCCCAACTCGCCGGAGACGATGGCGCCGCCGAGCGACGGGCCGATCAGCGTGCCGCCGAGGTGCGGCGGCAGCTCGGACGGGGCGTTGAGTAGCTTCGTGCGGGCGATCACCACGGCGTAGGTGTGCGCGACGGCGTTGGCCAGGTGAGCAGCCTCCGCTGTGCCGACCGCGGCGATGCTCGTGTCCGCTTGGACAGCGGCGACCTTGCTTGCCGTGCTGGACCCGTACACGGCTGTAGAGCACACGCAGGAGGCAGGCAAGGTCTTGGAGGCGATCGCGGTACCGAACGCGGCCAGAGGCGCTACAGACGTGCCGACAGCCACCTTGAACGCAGTAGAGGCGGAGACTGCGGTGAGGTAGCCGGTGCCGGCCGCGGGAGCCACCTTGCGGGCAGTGCCGGCAGCGGTGGTCGCCAGGAAGGCGCTGCCGAAGCTGGGAGCGACCTTCCTCGCCGTGCTCGCCGAAGTGACCGCGAGGCTGGCCGTACCGGATCCGGGAGCCTTCTTGCTCGCCGTGCTCACGCCCGCCGCGGCGATGGTGCTCGAAGCCGCGGCCTTCGCGGTCTTGGTTGGTGTGCTCGACGTGGCGACAGCGGCGAGAGGCGCCCTGGCTGCCGCTACCGTCACCTTCTTGGCGGTCGCCGAGCTGGAGGCTACGGCTGCACATCGTGCGGTAACGGGGGCGACCTTGACCGCGGTGGCCGTGCTTGTGATCGCCGCGGCGCTGTTGCCGGTGACAGCGTGGCCAGCAGCAGCGGGTGTGAGCATGACCAGCGCCATCACGGCGTTGGACATGCTGACCTGGGAGGTGGCCGTGTAGGAGTGGGCGCCGGAGGTGACGGTGGCGTTAGAGTCGGCGACTTCCTGGCTCAGCCAGGGTGACCCGGCTGCGGCGTTGTTGTTGAGGTCGACGATCTCGCTGAGTGCGGCGTCCGCTGTCCAGTCGGCGTTTTTCGCGCCGGCGTTGGTGGACCTGTCGGCGTAGAAGGCGACAGCCCACTCTGTAGCCGTCGCAGCAGTCACCGACGGGGTCGTGTGGGTGGTGCGGTTGACCGTCTCACCAGCTGAGGAGTGCTCGCCAGACGCGACCGGGGTCGTGGCATCGGTCCCCGAGTAGGCGACCATCGACATCGTGGTCTTGGCCGATGTCGTCCAGGACGGCGTGTACGAGGCCGGTTCGGAGCTCGCCACGCGCACATACAGGAACCCGCGGCAGTTGCTGCCCACAGGCGCGTCGAGCTGCGTCCAGCCCGACAGGGTGAAGCCGCTGATCGCGTCTCCGAAGACGGCCCACAGCAGCAGGCAGTCGCCGTTCTGCACACCAGTCGGGACATTGATCGTGGTCGATGTCGAGCCGACCGTGGTCTGCTGGGTGGTCGGGGTGCCGCGGCGGGCGATCGCCATGACTAGATGCCGGTGGCGTCCAGGACGATGGCGCTGGCCGCGACAGTGATCTGGCCCTGAGCTCCGAAGACCTCGGGGATCACCTTCTGGAAGTAGCCCTCGCCGCCGCCCACGGCAGTGATGTCCACGGCTGAACCGCCGCTGCTGGTCGACACCTTGAACGAGTTGGTCGTGGAGCTGACCACGTAGTAGACCGCGCCCTCGGTCAGCCCGGTCGGCAGGGTTTCGGCGAAGACGTTGAAGAGGATCACCCTGTCGCCGTCGGACAGGCCGTGAGCAACGGAGAACACGGCGTCGTTGGACAGTGTCGTGTCGACGCTGAAGAAGCCCTTCACGGTGCCGTTGAGCGGCGCCCAGCCGAGATAGCCCGAGGTGCCCGGCCCTGCCGAGTTCCAGAAGGTGAGGAAGCCGTACGTGCCGCTGGGGACGTCGAACGTGAGGGCGCCGGAGTTGGACTTCTGCCCGGACGCGGCAGCGCCCCACGTGACCGCCTGGCGGGCGTAAGCGGGAGAACCGCCCGTCGCCTCGGTGCTGGCCGGCGTGCCGCCCGTCCCCGGAGTGCCGTCCGAGGGCGGTGCGGTGGTGAGCGTGTTCACGCCGATGTACTTGATGCCAGCCGAGATGGACTCGTCGAGGCCATCCAGGGCCACGTTGCGGGCAGCGTCGTTGAACGGCATTGAGACCTCCTGGCAGGCGGAGCGGTTACGGGTTGGGCACGACGCCTGCGAAGGGTCGTCGAAGCGGGAGACGATCAGTCCGTGGCGGACTGGGCAAAGTTGATCGAGGCGATAGCCGGGCTCGTAGGCGCAGTGGCGTGGCCAGTAGCGGTCGTGCTCGCGGTGTGGCTGGTGATGCGCAGGCACAGGGATGCGTTCGGGCGGCTGATCGACCGGGTCAGTTCCCTGCAGTTTCCCGGCGGGCAGATCGACCTCAACGCGGTCGTTGAAGAGCGGAAGGCCGAGGTGGCCGAACTCGTCAACCGCGTTGCCGGGAAGGGCCTCGACTCCGAAGAACTCCGAGCCGCGGCTAGGGACCTTGCCGAGGCGGCGGAGGGGCTCGGCCGGGCCCGTACGGCTGCCGAGGCTTACCCCTGGCAGTACCTGTCGGCAGATCAGGGCAGGATTCTTGAGCTGCTCTCAGAGGGGACGTCGGACCCCGTGGAAATCGCTAGAAGGCTCGGGCTTGCGCCCGCCGCCGTGAGCTACGACCTTCGGCGCATGTACTCGGCGTTGGATCTGAAAGCCCTGCATGAGATGTCTTCGGCGGCCAAGCGGGACGCCGAATCATCGGAGAAGGACCGCACGGGCTGATCAGCCGTCTGCCTGGGTGCGCGGCACCCGGCCGAAGTCCTCGCCCACGATCGGAGCTTCTTTACCCCAGGCGACTGGCGATCACGCGAACGGCTGTTCGAGAATGCCGGGGTGGAGAAGCGCCGCGTCACCTTGCATAACTGGTTCAACGGGCCCGATGAGCCGGGCGGCCGAGTCTTCCCCCACGGCGACCCGCTCGACTACTGGACCGTCACCAAGATGCACGCCCGCTACCTAGCGCCAGCAGTACGGCCAGGGCCAGCGCCGCGGCGTTTCGACCTGCGAGCGTACGTGGTCGATTTGGACGGGTCCGAAGCGCTGCACCTGCCCGACCTGCAAGAGATCCTGCTGTACCAGGAGCCCGGCGGGTGGTGGTTCCTCAAGCAGGCGGACGAGAAGTACCTCAAAGGGATCGAGCAGTTCCGGCTGGAGTAGTACCGGGCGGTCCGGCCGACGTGCAGATCAAAACCGGCCGCCCGGAGGCTCAGGTGGCGCGCTGCGGCGCTTGGTCGAGGGCGAGCAGCCTTGCGATCGAAATGGCGCGGTGTCGCTGGGTTTCACTACGGCGTGGCCGTAACGCTGCGAGGGTCATGCTCTGACGCTGTCACAGCAGGTCAAGGCCGGTTTTGCGCACCGACGCGGACGGCTGCGCATGCACGCGTCTCTGCGCAGATATACGCGCAACGAGGCCACCAGCGATCGTTATGGGCTCGTGATGGACGGGCCTACTCGTCCCGGCGGTGCCAGGAATCCGCAGGCGTATGGAAATCTCAGGCGAGCTTCACTTCAACGCCGTAGCAGGCGCGCATGAGGAACTCCAGATGCTGGGCCACCTTGTCGGCCTGAACGCGGGCCGGGAACCGGCTCAGGGCCTGCTCTAGCAGGGCCTGACAGAACTCGCTCTCCCGGCCCGGCAGGTCACTGCCAACCCAGTTGCTGTCGTCCAGCGTGTAGATCATCTCTGCGTTGGAGTCCGAATACACCAGGCACGGCCGATGAGGTGGGATGAAGCCACGCCGTTCCAGCTCCGCTGCTGGCGCTATGCACAGCCTGGCGTCTTCAAGGTCCATCAGGATGCCCTTGACGATCGTCGCTGCCCGGTCAGGCTCGTCGGCGAAAGCCTCATCACGCATGAGTGCGGCCTGCAAGAGTTGCGCCGCGCCCGTCTTGGGGATCATCAGCGCTGCTCCTTGCCGAGCACCTCGGGCAGCTCCGCCATCACGCCACGCTCGCAGGCGTCTTGACTTCGGCGGCGTACGTGACGTCCACCCTGTCCCCGCATTCGGGGCAGGAGTACTCGTTCGTGACGCTGCGGGCGGTCTTCTGGACGAACCTTCCGAGGCGCAGGCGGGTGCCGCACGAGCAGACCAGCGCGAGTTTCAAACTGCTCGCGAAGATGCCCGGCTTGCCGGAGGCGAGCGCCTCGAGGTCCACGTCCTGCGTGAACGTGATCGTGAGCTGCGTGCGAGGCTTGCGCCTGAACGGGATGCGCATCAGTCACGCATCCCGAGATCGCGCTCCAGGCCTTCCGTCCACTGCCGCTCCTGGTGAGCCCGCTGCTTCTTCGCCCGCTCCGCAGTACGGAAGATCTTGGCGAACCGGGCCTCGTTCAACTCCGAGGTGGCAGCAATCGACATGACACACAGCGCGGCGAACACCATGAACAGCACGAAGGCGATGCCGACGAACCGCCAATCGCCGAACCACATCGCGCAGGCGGCCATGCCGAGCATGACCACAGCGGTCCAGATGGCGCGCTTCATGTACTTGGCGGACAGCTTCCGCAGGGCGTCGCGTTCGATGTCTGTGAGCTTTTCGTCAGGCATGACGGTCTCCACGGGGGGTTGCAGGGGGTCAAGGTGCGGCCCAGCCCTGACCCCCCGGAGAGGGCGGGCCGCACGATCGTGGGGGCGGTGTCGGCCCGGTCTTCCGCCTGGACCCTCGACCTTTCGGGAGACCAGGCCGACACCTGGGGGCTCTACGCAGCAACGGGGAAGTGACTGCGGAGCTCACGCCGCTCTCCCGCCGGAGAGAGGGCGCGTATCGGGATGTATAGGGGTATCTAGGCGGCGCGGGTGACCCGCTTGTCGGTGCCCGAGGTGCGCACCGCGGCCTCGTAGGCAAGCAGCTCGGCCGCGTCCACGTCAGCGAGATTGAACAACAGCCGGCGCGGCGGGCAGCCCTCCAGAGGCGCGAGGTAGCCCTTTCGGATCCACCCGTCGATCGCGCCCACGGATACGCCCTTCACCTCTGCCGCCTGGGCTCGGGTGACGTACCGTTCCCCGTCCGGACCGACATGGACTTGGAGGCGCATTTCCACCCCCCAGAAACGCGAAATGCCCGCCGCCGGGAATTCCGGTCAGCGGGCACAAAAGATCCGTCTGCGCCATAGTCTGCACCGCAGGTCAGGGGCTTGGCAAGCTGAGGATCATCGCGGCGTGTTGCGACACCCTAAACCTCACCGGGAGGCAGACCACGACGCACTCTCTTCGGCGAGTTGGCGGGCGTGGTCAACGAAGTAGAGCGGCCTATTGCGGCGACTTCCCGCCAGCGGCTTGAGTTGCCCACGGTGAGCCCACGCGCGCACCGTGGCTGAACTGAGGCCGAGCATCCGGGCGATTGCTGCAGCGGAAGCGACCTCCGGCGAGTTGGGCCGATTCAGCACCTTCGAGAGCGACGGCATGCGTTCACTGAGGTTCGCGACCGTGATCCATCGCGGATCGGGGGCACCGTGAGTCTTCCTCATGCAGGCGATGTGCCTCATGAGCGCGGGGGCTGCCTCGAAGTACTCGCTGTTGCCCTTGCGTAGACGCATGTACTGATCGTGTCTGCGCGCTTCCACCGATCGGTCGCCGGGTTCGAACGCAAGGATCTCATCAGGGACCAGGTCCGCGAATCGGTCCTTCGGGTTCATGGTCGTGCCGATCTTGATGAGTTCGCCTCGGCGGATGTAGTAGACGATGGACTGCTGCGCTTCTCCCCAGATTGGGAGGCCGAGGTCCGCGATAGGTTCCCGCTCCGACTGCCTCCGCGGCTTGCGGTTCGGCAGCTTGCCGAGCTTCGTAGCGATCGCGACAGCGGACTCGTCTATGTCAACACCGGCGGCAACCATCTCGCCGAGAATGGATGCGACCCTGCCGAAATCGGGATCGTCCACATCAATCAGGTCGAGGATCTTCGCCATGGTAGGCCGGATGCCTGCCTCCTCGTCGAAGAGGTCCTCTGGTGTGTAGCAGTTTCGCTGCTCGCGGCCAGGACTAATGTGTGACACGTCGACTCCTTGTTAGTCGGCCATGCCCCGGGACGGTTGCCGCCGTCGCCGGGGCCTCGTGCCCCTACAGTCTCTCAGGCCACACCGACAAAAGCCTCTGAACCCGTTTCCGCTACTCGGCGCTTAATCCCGGCGTGTCCGATCTGAGCAGCATCTCGCCGAGGCGGACTCTCTGCTCGGGTGTGAGCCGTACTGGCCAGACCGCGGGCAGAAGCATGACGTCGCCGTCGGGCATGTCGATGAGATCGACCGGGAACGGAGGAGAAGAGATCACGATGCACCCATTGTCCCACCTCAGGACGCCTTGCGGGTCTGCTTCGCCTCTTCGGCGAGGTCCTGGTACTCCGACAATTTGAGGACCCGTTCGCAGTCCCGCATGCGGCAGACGACCTTGTCCTCGCCCACCTTCCGCTCCAAGGTGAGCCCTCCGCACTCCGTACAGCGGACGCCCTTCAGCCGTTCGACGACCACCTCGGACGGGTCGTAGCGGACGAGCCTGCCGTACCAGGACTGCACCTCGCCGCCAAATGCTTGCGCCATCCCTTCGTGGGCGAGGATGCGTTCGGCGCGGGCGACCAGCCACGCCACGCCCAGCGTGATCGCATCCGCCAGATGGCCGGAGCGGGCCCACGTGTCGCGGCCTAGGTAGGCGCCCTTCCACGAGCGGAGCCAGCTCTCCATCTCGTCCAGGTCCTCGATCGTCGGCGAGAGCGTGCCCGGGTCGTCGGATCGGGACACCTTCGCCTGGTCGGTCTGGCCGCGGAACCCGTCCGACTCTCGCAGGTAGACGCAGGCGGCGCCGTCGAGCTTGGACAGCTTCGCCTTCACGTCGTAGACGCAGGACGGGCAGTAGACGGGCTCACCGTAGACGGCGTGTGGGAGACGCGGTTCGGCCGGCGCGATCGGCTCCTCATGCCAGATGAGCGGCGCATGCCACCCAACGACAGCCCGATGGTAGTCGGCGAGGTCGTGCTGGTGCTTGATGAGAGCGGCTTCGTGAGCGCGGACCTTGCGCCGCAGGCCGTTCATGCAGCTTCCGCAGCAAAGGGCTTCGAGGTCGATGAGCATGCTGGGCCTCCCCGATCAGTACGCTGTACGGGAGACCTCTGTGGCTGGAGAGTCTGGCGAGGGTGGAGTTGAAGGCGGTCCTGTCTTCGTGGGGGCAGGGCCGCCTTTGCCTTGTGATCAGCTTAGTGCTGAGAAACCGCAGGTGGCATTCCCGGCTAGCTGCGATTCCTCCGAATCAGCCAGCCGACAGCATCTCCCCCACCTAGCTTTAGTCCTGTGACTCTCGCCCCGTGCTTGGCCAAGACCGATCTGACTGCCGAAGAGCAGCGGTACCTCGATGAACTGCCAGATGGGGCGAACGTCGTCGAACCGGTCGCGGAGTGCTGGCTCTGGGATGGCCACCCAGGGCAACACATGACCCTCGGGCAGGCATGTGGTGATGAAGGCTTCGAGTGGTGGATCCGCTGGGGCGAGCAGGATCGTGGCGTTGAGCGAGTTGCGATGTGCCCGACTAAGGAACGCGGATCCGGCCGCCTGTGCTTGCTCCCCGCCGGGCACTGGGGAGAGCACGACTTCGGCGGATAGCCATTGGCTGCCGTAAAAGTCACTCGCTCTGCTGCTCTGGCCCGACGAAGGCCTGCGCCTGCTCGTCCCACACGAGCACGTTGGGGCTGTGGTCGAAGCACCAAGGGCCGCCCTCCCCGATGAACACCAGAGTGCCGTCCGGGGGCTGGCCACAGACGAGGCAGCGCAATGGTTCCGGCTCGGGTTCGAGAGCCTGACGGGTGATCTCCTCGGCCTCGGCGATCACCATGCGGGCTTTGGCCCGCTGGGACATGCGCTCCTCCCAGGTGCTCACGATAAGTCCGGGTAGACGCACAGATACTGCACCGATGGTCAGCACCGCTGGCGGCAGCAACATCAGCGCGCCAACGTACGCCCCAACGCCTGATCCCACGAGGACGGCGACGCCACCCTTGTTGATGACGCGTTTCGGTTTGGAGGGCGCGACGGGCGCCGAAGGAAGAGACTCCCACAACATGCTGCAATCCGGGCATCTCCACGGCTCGTTGCCGGCCGTGTCGGGGCGGGCGCACTGGTGGCTGCTCAAGGTGTCGTTCCTGCCGGAGCCCACCAGCTCAACGGCCATGAAGGGTGCTGTTCGGCGATATGGCCGCGAGCGTGGTCGGATACCTCGCCCAGCTTCGCGTGGAAGCGGTCGCCGCAGGAGCACTCGAACCTGCCCCACCCGGTCGGCTCCTCGCGGACGAACCCGTTGTCGTCCACCCACGTCCAAGTGTCCTGCTCAAGAAGCCAGAGGTCGGTCACGTCTCCTCCAGTAGATCGGTCTGTCCTTCAATCTCCCACGCGCGGCACTCCTGTGACGCGCTCGTCGGGCTTGAGCGGTCCTTCAGGCCAGCCGGTGATCGTCCGGGATCGACGGTAAACAGAACGAGCCCGGCGTGGTTGGGGTGCAGTCGCACGCTCCCGGATTCTCCTCGTGCCAGCGTTCCCAGGACGTGTACTGAGGGTCCCAGTAGCGGCGGATGCACTCCTCCAAGCTGAGGGCCGGTTTGGGGTTGGCCAGGGCGTCGCGGACAACCTGCTGGCGCTCCTGCTCCCACGTCTCCGCCGTGTACGGCGGCAGGCCCGCGTCTTTTCGCCTCCACACGAAGATCGAGTGCGGCTCGGATGTGCGCAGCGGCGGGCAGTTCTTCATGTTGCAGGCCAGGTGCGCGATCCGAAGATTGTCCAGGTCGTCACTGCCCTCAGCTCCGCCTCCACGCCAAAGGATGTGATCGACGCTTGGCGATACGGGATGGGGCCAGCGGACCGTATTGTCCACGTGGCGTCGGCAGAATCCGCACACCCAGCCGTCCCGGTCTCCGAGCTTGTTGCGGAACGCGGCCGTGAATCTCCGGCTCACGATTCCCGCTCAGGCCAGCCGTACTCTCGTGCGAGCCGCTCCATCTGTCGGCGGTTGGCGATGGTGTTCAGCCACAGCACCACACCGTTCGCGGCAACCATGACGACCACCACCGCGACGTTGACCAGAGCCCAGAAGGCGTCATCGCTCATGGTGTCGCACCTTCCATGACGCCTCTAGCCACCCGGGGATCTCGAAGTCTCCCCGGCATCCGCACGCGCACCCGTCCAACACACCCCGGTTGATCAGGCGCCGCGCCTTCGACAGAACCAGCTTGAACGGAACACCCAACGCGTCGGCGATCTCCGTAGTGTCCGCCAACCTCCGCTCGCTGTCGTGGACGGCTTGGACGGCCGCGAGGAAGGCTTCGTTGGGGATGTCGGATGTCTTCATAGGACGGTCCGGAGCCGCACGGGCACGATCTTGTGCAGGTTGTCGCGGACGAAGGCGTGCCACTCGTCCATGTCGACGCCAGTCGGGTCGGCCGGGGTCAGACGTTCGAACAGCCACGAGTCGACATCAGCGGACGGCGCGTCGATCTCGGCGAGCGGGCATTGGTGTCCGGCCACATGGCACTCGTGGCATTCCATGTCGGCCGCGGCATCGTGCCCAGCACAGACGAACGTCGGCCCGACATGCTCGTGGACGCAGCCCGTGATCAGGAGCCGTTGCGCGGCCACCAGGCAGCGCCTGCGGGACTCCGAGTGGACGCCGCTGCATTGCAAGGTGATCGGCCAGCCCTCGCTGACGTGCTGCCGGAGTCTGTCGAGTTCGGTCAACGCTCCTCCTAGGCCTGCAGCACTTCGGCCGCATGCGTGAGGACACTGGCGATCGTGACGCGGTCGACGTCGGGTAGGCGCCTATGGACTTCGCTGATCAGGGCTTCCCGAACGCCGCTGGACGGGACTTCGCCGGCGTCGGCGGCTCGCTCGCGGTTCAGTCCGAGCTGCCTGTTCAGGGAGTCGACGAAGGGCTGCATGCCGTTCTCTTCGCCGTGCGGCGTACGGTCGAGGACTTCCCCCCAGTCGCGGAACGCGCGGTGGACGTGCTTCATCGTGAGCAGTTCAGGCATCGTGCCCCTCCAGGAGATCACCCTGTCCTTCGCAGTCTCCTCCAGGACGGACCCGTGCGAGCCGTACCCGCTGCCGTGATGTGATGCCGAGCCGCTTTCGGCAGGTGGGTCCGAGTTCGTACCCGAGAGAAACGTCTTCGGTGAGGGGACGGTGGCAGCAGCGGCAGCGGGCAACCGTTCCGCTCCCGGGAACGGCTGGGACATCGAGGTCGAGGAGGCTATCCACGGCGACGACGCCAAGCCAGTCGCTCGTGCGTCTCGGCAGTTCGCCGCCAACTCTCCTCCGCCTTTCGCCAGTTCTCTTCGGCGACCTTCCAGTGGGCCGCCGCTGCTTCCCAACTCTCGGTTGCGGCGTTCCAGTTGCGGACGCTCTCCCGCCCCCACTTCTCCACGAGCACGAAGGCGACGACCATAAAGCTGAGTAGGGCGACGCCTCCGACAACCAGCCAGATCACGACGCGTCCTCCCGGACGTCCAGCCCTAGCTCTCCACGCAGGCGCGACAGCCTGTCCCGCTGCCAGCAGCTCAGACTGGACTCGCCTGTCAGGGCTCTCATCTGCTCGGTACCGGATTGGTGGACGGCGGCGAGGATGCGCAGCCACACCGCGTCCACCCACTTGGTGACGCTGTGGACGACATGGCGATCGGGCGTGGCTCCGTCTCTCCCGACACTGGACGGGCAGCCAACCTCTACCAGCGGGTAGGAGTAGCGGCCGATCAGCAGGTCGCAGCGAGGGTGTTCGTCGATGCCCGACCTGATCGCTGCTTCGGCTTCTCCGGGAGAGTCGAACTCGCCGAACGTCAACGCTGGATCGTGCGACAGGCACAGGATGCGGTAGGTGCTGCTCACCTCTGCTCCTCGGGTAGGGCTGACGCCTCCGGCGGCAGGCTGGAGAGGATCACGTCGTACGGATCACGTCGAAGGTAGTCGTCGTAGACGCGGGCGAACGGGCAGTCCACAAGGTAGACCTCAAGGCGGTACACCTGCTCAGGGTCGATGCCCTCGGAGCGGCACCACGCCAGGATGTGCGAGTCTCCACGCCATCGCTCGTCGCGGGCGTCGAACACCACGAGCGGCTCAATCGTGGAGGTCATCGTCTGGTCCTCCTGCGCTGGCGTCGGTGATACTCGGACTTGAAGCAGCGGCGCCGCGCCTTCTCGGCCAGGAGGTCGTCCAGGGTCTTGCCCACCACGATCACGTTGTTGAGCCATGACCTAGCGAAGCGTGTGGACTCTGCGGGCAGCACGATCGTGTAGGTCGGGAGCCACGACAGAGGCATTTCGAAGGTCTCATCTTGGGCGAACGTCAGGTCGCTGACCACGTCGCTTCCGATCGGCCGCCAATGGGGCTGCTCACCCTCCGGCGGCGTCACGGCGAAGTAGGCGGTCACGCCCTCCTGAAGGTTCGGCACCACCAGACGGCCTGAGGTCGCCTCGTCGACGAACGTCATCGTCGGCTCGGCGCCCAGGAACCCGTCGAACGTCGGGTCTGGCTCGTCTGGAGCCCACCGCATCGCCTCCTCCGACACGCTGCAGTCCTCCAGGCAGGCGTCGATAGCGGCCAGGACACCGTCAGAGTTGGACACGGTCACCATCCTCCTCCCCGCTGCCGTCGAGAGCGGCGAGAGTCCTGCACCTGAACGACCCGCAGCCCTGGCATACGCCGTCGTTGACGCACGGGTTCGGGGTGCGGTCGAGTACGTGACCGTCCACGTCGCAGCGGTGGATGTGGTGGAGTCCGCGGACCCGAGAGAGAGCCGCTTCCGCCGCCTTGAGCCGCTCCTGGACGGTTGGCCGGCGCGGCTCCACCTCCTCCCCCATCTCGACCCGGTGTGCCCGGTGTGCATCCCTCTGGACTCGCCCAAGGTCCTTCGGGTTGGACTCCCAGTTGCCGCACCGGCAGCGCAGGATCGACCCTCCGCCCGCCTGATGCCACTGGGTGGCGATGTGCTTACGGGCGCCCACGTCCGGCCTCCCCGCTTGCCTTGTCCGCCCACCTGTTGGCCGTGTGGCCGCAGTCGTACTCGACGCTGATCCGCCCGCGGTGTTCGCTTCTGGAGTCCCAGCGTCCCCGCTCACATGAGGGGCACGCCTTCCAGCATCCGTCCTCGTGGGCGCCGTCGACGTCTCCGCAGTCGCTGCATGCCAGCGTGCAGGAGGTGGAGTGGCTGCCGCCGCGGTGGCCGCACTCTGGCGCCGGGCAGGCAGGCCCGTTCAAGGTGACCATCAGGCGCTCCATCACCCACTCGGCTGCGGCGATCCGGTCACCGTCCGGGCGGGCATCGCGTTCAGGGCTCGGCGGACCCAACTCTGCACGGAGCGCCTCTGCCGCCTCGCGCAGACGGTCAAGGGCGGACTCGGCCTTCTCGGCGCGTTCCCGCCACGCCTGAAGTTCCTCGTCTCGTACGGCGGCGCACACTTCGGCCGCCTCGTTGCAGGTCGGCATTCGGAGCGCTGGTTCGCCGTCTCCGGCGATGAAGCGGATCGTCATCGTCTTGTCCACGCGGTCGGCGGGACTCAGGTCGGTGTCGCCGGCATACCGGCCGCGGACGAACCAAGGGGACGGGCCGGTGAATTTGGCAGCGAGCGCTTCGGCGTACCGCTGGCGGAGGTCATCGGTCACGGCGGGCCTCCTGTTCGGCTCGCGAGGCGGCCCTGGAGAAGGCCAGGTACGCACTGACCACACCAAGGATGAAGTAGGCCGCCGACTCAGGCCATCTGTGGATGAGCGCGAACCTCGCAGCCGCCTCGCACAGCATGTACGCGAGATCGGCGAGCAGCCCGAGGATGGTCAGCGACGCGGCAAAGCTCACCCGCTGGCGGAGGTCGTCAGCCATGGCGTCTCCTCCACGGCCAGAGCGCGCGAACGACCGCCTTGACGCGTCGCCATTCCATCGCCTCACGACGGGCTCGAAGCTCCTCCACCCAGAACTCCATCTCGCGATCCTTGGCCACCTCGTATGCCTCCGGGAAGTGAACTCTGAGGACGTTCCAGTCTTCGGGTGTCAGCTCCTGCACCGGCATGAGCGGCGGGATCGGCAACGCGCCCACCCTTGAATCCTGGACCCGCTCAGTGTCAGCGATGATCTGCGCACACCCGGCACAGTGTCTGGTCTCCTCATCCGACATCATCGCCCCCTCTCGGGCAGGGCGGCGCGGAGGCGTGCTGCGGCGGCCAACACGTTCGGGCCTCGGAACAGGTACTCGCGGAGGTCTTCAGCGGAGACGACGACCAAGCCCGCGCCGGCGAGTGCGTCTACGGCGATCCTGGCGGCGTATTCGGCCTCTGCTCCGGACAGGTACAGGAGGTGGCCGCGTTGCGCCTGCTCGAGCGCTGACGGCTTCAGGCGGAGCGCGAAGTGCTGACGTAGGGCGGCCTCGATCACCTTGGCGGTAGTCACGGTCTTCTCCGCTCTGCTGCGGTCCAGCCAGGCGTTGGCCTCCTCGATGTCCGCCTGCTGAGCGGCGGAGAGAACTTCAGGCTTCTTCCACACGGCCTTCTCCTATCTGGCGGGCGATACGGGCGGCGTCCTGTCCCGCATGCTGGCCCGCGAGAGCCCACTCCACGGGATCGACAGCGAGGATGGCGGCGGCAATCTGCTCGGCGGTCTCTCGCCGTACCTGGGAGGCGATGCCGGAGAGAGCGGCTTCCAGGGTTGCCCTTACCAGGTCCTCGCGGCCGGCTCCCGCCACCCAGGCGCACTCGTGAGCGCGGACAGCAGCCTGTACGGCATCCTCAGAGATCGTCGCCTTTGAGTCTGCTGACACTGTGTCGGCTCCCTCAAAGGGAGTCTCAAAGGCGGACTGGCGGGCTTCCTCGGGGATGTCGGCCATGTCAGAACCCCACCCTCTCCTTGATCCATGCCAGGTGGTCGATGGTCTTGAACGCGGCAGCGTCGTCCCACGTCTTTCGGGCGCGCTTGATCGCGTCCTTGCGCCAGCCGCGCTGGAACGGGCGCTCGTGCCGCTCCCCTTCGGTCCAGGAGTCGCCGCAGGCGCAGCACGTCCACGTGCAGCCGTACCAGGCGGCGTCGCGGCCGGAGAACCGGCGCCGCTGCTTGCAGGTCGGGCAGTAGCGGACAGCCCGTGACAGGTACTCGGGAGGTGTGCAGACGATCGCCGTGGGCGTCTCTCGCTGCTCTGGCGCGGTCACGACTCCCCCTTCGGAGCGTTGGCCAGCAGGTTCTCGGCGCTCTCGGGCAGCTCGTTCAGGCTGGAGCACCACTTCAGCGCGATCACGTACGCCGGGTCGACGTAGGCCCGCTCGTCGGTCGGCCCGATCCCCATGCGCCGCTCGGTGTCTTGGCGGACGAGGTCAGCCCACAGGAGCGCTTCCCGGTAGGCGGAGCACAGGGCGTACATGGCGGAGGTCAGATCAGCGAGAGGAGGAGGCGGGAAAGACATCTCAGCGCTCCTCTCGGTGCGGCAGGTACTTCATCGGCCGGTCCCCGCGGCAAGGCGCCAACGCCGGGTCGTCTGGGTGGACGCCGTTGGCCACGGCCATCTCCCGGTAGTCGTCGTACAGCTCGACCGTGGAATGGACACCGGAGTAGTCGGCGAAGCTCATGCGCACCGAGAGGTTGTCGGAGGCGCCGCGCAGCAGGAAGCCGGCGCACGTCTTCGGGTGCTCGCTGCCGGAGGTGTGGCAGGCGAACTTCGTGGTCGCCAGGTCGTAGGCGGTGCGGGCGGAGTGGCGGAAAGCCTCGGGCGGGAACACCCCGACAGGGGAGTCTCTCCGCCACGGGCAGGACGGGCAGGGGCGGGTCTGGAAGCAGCGACCGCCACCGACGAGGGAGACGACCTGCCACTCTCCGTCTCCACCGTCGTGGACACCGACCACTTCGGGCTTGTCGGCCATGGGTCAGCCCTCCCTGTAGCTGTCGAGGTATTCGTCGCCCTCACCCACGGTGCCGGCGAGGAGACGCTGAACGAGGGCGGCTTCCCACGAGCCGGGCCGCCCTTCGATGAGGGTGTAGGAGCCCTCGGGCTGGGAGGCGGCAACGGTGGCGAGGATCGCGGCCAGCCAGCCGGGGAAGTCGCCTTCGAGCGCCACGGCGGCTTTCAGTGCGTCTACGGCCTGGCGTCCATGCGGGGTGTCAGTGATGCGGGCCATCGGCTCAGCCCTCCTCGGAGGAGTCGGCGACGCGGGTGGCGTACAGCTGGTCGCGTGCGTAGGCGAGCGCCTCCCGGATGGCGATCTCAGCGGCCTTGGTCTGGGCGAGTGAGCCGCCGTTGGCGGACAGGTGCAGCGACCAGCCAGCGAGGACCTGGTCCATCAGCTCGGCGGGAACCTCGGGCGTGGTGTTGGTCATCGGTGGGACCTTTCTTGATCGCTTGGGGGTCTGGTCTTTGGTGCTCTCCTCCGCCTGCCGAGGCGTGTCCGGCCGTACCGGAAGAAGAGAGCTGGGGCAGGTCACGTCAGCAGCGTGTAGAGGATCGCGATGACGCCGACGGTGGCGAGGATGAGCACCAGCGCGAACACGATCATGTTGAAGGCGGTGGGTTCACGGCTCATCTGGTCGGCCCCTCGGAGGAGTCTGCGACGCTCGCTCCGCCGTCGATGTACTCCCAGATCCACTCTTCCCAGTGCTTGTGGGTCGCCTCGCTTCGCTTCTCGTCGGTCCACGAGTTCCACTCGGCGACAGGGATGCCGGTGTCGATGATGTCGGCCTGCTCGCAGTTCGCGATGCCGATGCTCAGGCTGACGCTGAGCTTGATCGTCTCTTCGTCGCTCATCACTGAATCCTTTGGTCGTTGAGCGTTGGGATACGGGTGGCCCGGCAGGGAGAGACGGGCCAGAGGGTCAGCAGCGGTTCTGGGCTCGCATCGCCTTGGCGGCGCGTTCACTGCCGAGGGTGATCGTGTCGATGTCCTCCCGGGCCTCAGGGTCACCCTTGGCGGCGAAACGCTTGGTGATACTCAGCGCTGCCACCTGCCGTTCAAGCTTTCGGCCCTCCGGGGTGAGAGCGTCGTCGGAGTTGTGGGCGTGACGGGACATGATCGGGATCTCCTTGGGTTGGGTGTTGGCCCGACAGGGAGAGCCGGGCCAGAGGGGGTCAGGCGCTCTGGAGCGAGTTGACGATCTGCTCCCACTCCGCCCGATCGGCGAGGATCAGCGTCTCCATCTCTCCGTCTTCCAGCCACGGCAGGTGACCGAAGAGCAGGGAGCGGCGGGATAGGTCTCGCATCAACACGCTCGCGGCCCACTCCTCGCCTCGCTCGCGCAGGATCTTCTTCGACGCGACCACGGCACAGGGGTCCACGAAACGGCTCTTGGCCGCCTCCGCCTGCCCCTGCACAGCGAGATCTGCGAGCTGTTCGGGTGAGAGCGTGGTCCGCATCTCGGTTCTCCTTGGTCGTCGAGGGGGTTGAGAGGGGGTCAGGCGTCGTCGTCTGGCGGGTCTTCATCGGCCTCATCGTCGTACTCCTCGTTGCACTCTTCGCAGCCGTCCTTCGGCTGGCCCTCGTGATCGGGACAGAGCTCAACAACTCGCAGGTCTTCCCGATCGGCGTCGGGGTCGTCGCTCTCCCGAATGATCTCGGCGAGTCGCTCGTTGGCCGCCTGGAGTGAGTAGAGGTCGTGCTCGGTGAATCCGCCGTCGTTCTCGGTCCAGATGCCGTACTCGGTCATGTCTGCTCCTTAGCGGTTGAAGTAGTCGGCGATGGCGTTGCGGAGGGACTGCATGGCCTCGCGCTTCGTGGGGATCGGGTCGCTGTGGCTGTACAGGTCGCTCGGAGTGGCGACGATCCAGCCGGAGAAGTCGGCGCCGTCGCGCTTGTAGAACCGCTGAGCGGTGGCAATGACCTCGGCGTCGTACCGCTCGTAGACGGTCTCGGCCACCTGGCGCGGGTGCTCAGCCTCGGCAGGGTCGGAGATCCAGAGGGCGATGACGCGACCGTTGCCGAGGTCCACGATGTGGACGTGATCGGCGTCGTATGGGACTCGATCGGCAGTCATGGTCTTCATCACTTCTCCCTGCAACTCACCTTGTTTCGATACTCAGTACCGTAATCGCTGAAACCGAGACGCGCAATAGAGTTTCGCTACTCAGTCTCATGATTTTTACTTGAGTCTCGCTACTGAGTTTCGTATCCTCATCCCATGGATGCTCTCGATCGCCTCGAACAGGCCGACGACCAGTGGACGGCCGCCGAAGAGACCGCCGCCAAACTCAAGGCGGAACTCTTCGATGCGTTCGCTGAAGCAGTCCGCGAAGGGCATACGCCCGACGACCTCGCCGCCCGACTGAAGGCCCGCAAGACGCCCAAGCAAGTCGACGCCGGGCTGACGTTCAGCGGCGCGTACATCCGCCGCAAGGTTCGCGAGAGCGGCGCTCCAGCACTGCGCACCGGACCGAAGCCCCGCCTGAAGCCCGCCGGCGAGTAGCCCGTCACACCGACTCCCCGAGCGCCCGTGCAGTGCAGCCCCGACAGAAGTCCTCACCATCTCGGGTGGACCAGCCGTACCGGAGGCTGATCTGCTGCTGGGCTGTCTCCACGTCCGAGACGTCGCGGACGTGGCACCAGGCGTCGCAGTCGTCGCCGTCGCAGCGGAACGCGATCCCGTCGAGGCTCATCGGGGCGCCTCCCCGAACTGCTCCAGGACCTTGGCGTAGGCGTCGTCCTTGACCGGCCAGAAGTCGCCCTTCGCGTCCTTGACGATCCAGTCGCCGAAGCGGACCCGCTCGTAGCCGGACGGCGTCCAGATGGTGAGCCCGTCCAGGATGTGATCTGCGTCGAAGTGGGGCTTGGCGTCGGCCCACTTCCACCACGGCCATATCAGCTGGCCGTTCTCGCGGGTGAGTTGACGGGCCTCGACCTCGACCGGCCCCTTGCGGTAGGTGCTCATTGCGTTCGGCTCCTCTCTCGAATGTCGACTTACAAGTTCTTGATCGACATCGTTTGTAGATCAAGAGTGCGATCCGCAAGGCCACAGAATCCCCTGTGGCCTCACGAGAACCGTGGACCCTTACACGGATGCCTTTTCGACCCCAGAGCCCGCCAGCGTCGATCCTGGACGGTCTCCCGGCGCCTTCGCGTCCGACGCCAGCTCTGCGAGATCGAACTCGCCGTCTTCGACACCCTCCACGAACGCCTTCACTTCGCGCGGCGTGAAAGCCAACGCGGTGTCCGGTTCATCGCGGTGGCACACCACCCAGCCGCCGTCTCTGCCCGTCGCCACCTGGACAGCGCCCGAGTAGGTGGCCACGTTCCCGGTCTTGACCGCGTCCAGGAACGCACGCCAGTCCGCGACCGAGAACCGCAAGACCGGCCCGTCCGGATGCTTGGAGTCGCGGACCCACACCTCGTCCTCGTGCGGGCACAGGCCCGCTTCCACGCACTCGCCGGCGCCACCGCTGACGGAGCTCTTGCGGTAGGCGACCTCGACGCACGCGGATGAGCCGTTGCACCTGCTTGACCTACGCCACATCGGCGCTCCTCTCGTTGATCGGGTTGAACAGTCGGTTGGCGGCGTCCCAAGGTCCACAGACCTCGGTCAGCTCCGCCAGGTCTTCCAGCACAGAAGGCTCCAGGTCCTCCTCGGCCTCCTCCACGGTCGGAGCCCACGACGTTCGGTAGGCCGTCTGGTCGGCCACCAGGCGAGCGATCGCCTCAAACGCGACGGCGTGGACTGCGACGGTCTTCTCGGTCTTGGTGTCAGCCATGGCTGGTGCTCTCCTCGGTCTGGTCGGGGGCGTACTCGCTGACGAAGTTGGAGTCGGCGACCATGAGGATCAGCGTCCATCGGCGCATCCCGATCAGCCGGTACCAGTGGGAGCGGTTCTCGTTGCGGCGGGCGGTGTCGGCGAGTTCGTAGCCCTGCCGCCTACGAAGGCTGATCTTGAGCACGGGTCTCCTCCGTGTCTGTTCGGTGTACGGCTGGTACGGGTGGGTCCACAGCGGGATGCACAGGGTGGGGACGGTCAGGCGGTCCAGGGTCGGCCGGCACGGTCATCCGGACTCCCCGTGCTCGAAACGGGCGGAACGGGCAGCGCGATAGGCGTCGGCCACGCGCTGGTCGAAGGTGTCGGAGATCCACATGCCTTCGCGAGTGAGTCCGCCCCATTCGGTGCCGCGGTTGGCCCACAGGACGTCCCGGGAGTCGTTGCCGACGATGCCGCCGTCCCAGCGCTCGATGACAACTCCGCCAACGGCGAGGGTGGCGGCTCCCTGTAGGACGTCGCCTTTCCAGAAGCTCAGGACTGTGTGAGTCGGGCCGCCATAGCCGGCCGCTTCGCCGGTTGCCTTATCGCTCAGCGCCACGACTCCGCGCCCGAGCGGGCCGAGAATCAGCATGCGCGCCCCAGCCCTAGACGTGTCGGCGAGCAGAGCGCCCGTGGGGTCGGCCGGCAGCCCACCATGCGGGATGACCGCGTCGCGGATCAGTTCGACGTCGAGCGATTCCTCCGTGCCCTTGACCTCGACCCACAGCCGGTCGGCAGGCAACCAGAAGTCAGGCAGGTACGGGCGCTTCTCGTCATCCTCGCCAACGAGGAAGCCCTGGACCTCGTACTCCCAGCGGATCCCGAGTTTGTCGAACAGGACGGCGTAGCGGGCCTCGAGCCGCGACCTGAAGCGGCAGCCTGCGTAGCGGGTTTCGATGGGCTGGAAGTTCATGCGATCTCCTCCACGGCTGCGTCCACAAGCTGGGGACGGCCGGTCTCCGGGTTGAGCGGGATCCCGTACGGCATGCCGTCCGCAGCTAACGCGGCCTCGATCTGCCGCTTGAAGTCGTCGGCGTTGTGCCGGGCGTCCGCGGCGCTCGCGTACGAGCCGTCGATGACGAGGGCGACGTCATAGCCGCCCCACCGGTTCGGCACAACGATCACGCGGAAGTGGTCCTCGCGGCGCTTGAACAGGTCGGCCGTGTGGTTCATTCGCCAGCCCCCATTGCGAGACGGATGCCAGCGCGTTTGGCGAGGTACTCGACGGCTTCCCTGAAGGAGATCTTCTTGTCCTTCTCGACCAGGCTGATGACGTCGCCACCGGAGGAGCAGTGCTGGCAGTAGTACATGCCGCGCTCCGGGATCAGGCTCCTGGAGAACGCGACCCGGGTCTCCGGGTCCAGTGACTCGATGCAGGGGATGACGAACTCTCCGTCGCCGCGCATCTCCAGCTCGTATCCGAGGTCCTGGGCGACGTGGGCGATGGGGTTGAGTTGCCGGATTCGGGCTATGTCCCAATCGGAGATGTTGGCGGTTGCCGACATTTCAGTGTCCTTTCAGTTCACGACGCGAAGGTCTGGGCGGCCCTGCGGAGCGGGCTGGTTCGGTGCCATGTCAACGAGGCGGCTGTAGTGCAGCTGGCTTGCCACGGTGATGGTCGCCCGGGGGCCGTTGCGGTTCTTTGCCACGATCAGGTCGGCTTCTCCCGCTCGAGCACATTCGGGGTCGTAGGCGTCGTCGCGGTGCAGCAGGATGATCACGTCGGCGTCCTGTTCCGTAGCCCCGCTCTCACGCAGGTCCGAGGCGACCGGTTTCTTGTCGGCGCGCTGCTCAGGGCCTCGGTTCAACTGCGACAGCAGCATGATCGGTACCTTGAACTCCATGGCCAGGAGTTTCAGTCCGCGGGTGATCGCGGCGATCTCCTGTTCACGGTTGGGGACCTTCGGCGGGGTGATGAGCTGCAAATAGTCGATGATCACGATGCCGATCGGACCTGTACGCGACAGCGTGCGCAGGCGGGCGCGGATCCTCTCGAGCGAGCAACCGGGCTGGTCGTCGATCGTGAGTGGAGCGCCGGAGATGTGGGCGGCGGCCTTGGCGATCCGCTCGAGCTCGAGTTCGTTCACCTTGTAGGCGCGGATCGTGCTCAGGTTGACCTTCGCCTCTGCGGACACCATTCGCTGAAGGACTTCCCGCTCCGACATCTCGAGCGTGAAGATGATCGTTCGGTGGCCGTCCCTGATCGCCGCAGTCCGTGCCACATCCACGGCCAGGGTTGACTTGCCGACCGATGGCCTCGCGCCCACCACGATGAGCTGGCCCGCCTGAAACGAGGTGAGCAGCATCTCGAGGTCCAGGTACGGCGGCGCGACCCCAGGCGTGACAGCGGGCGGGTTCTCGAGGTCGTCGAGCAACGCCATCATGCCTGCGGACACGTCGCCCGGTTCGGTGCCTACGCGGCGGGCCGCGGCCTCATCGATCAGTTTGCGGATCAGGTCTACGTCCGTCTCGGCGTCCCACGCTCTGCCTTCGGTGACCTGCAACGCGGTCGAGCAGGCCAGGTTCATGCGGCGGCGCAGCCCATCGGCGGCAATCCGCCGCGCGTGATACGACACCGACCCGGCCTTGGCGGCGTGCTCGATCAGCGACCCGAGGTAGGCGCCGCCGCCCACTCGCTCGAGGTGTCCGCGGGTCTGCACCTCGCCGAACACCGCCGCAGGGTCGACCGGCTTGCCGTCGCCGAGCAGGGCCATCGCCGCGGCGTACACGTACCCGGCCACGCTGAAGAAGTCGTCCACCTCGAGCAGCTCGGCGGCCTCCTCCAACGCCGTCTTCGACTGCATCACCGCACCAGCCACGGCCATCTCGGCGGCGAGAACGTCCTGGCCGGGCGCCCACCTCTCGAGCTCCATCGCGTCGGCCGTCATCGGGCAGTCCTGAAGTCGGCGCCCTCGAGCATGACCACCGTCGCCCCGTCACCGAGGCGAGAAGTGAGCCGCGGGCCGAGTGCTCCGTCGAAGTCGTCCATGTTCGAGGTGATCGCGGTCGGCCGGGCGTGCTGCCATCGTTCGTCGACGACGGCGAGCAGGTTCTCGCGCTGCCACTCGTTGATGCGGTTGGAGCCGAGATCGTCGAGGACGAGGACGTCGACTTCGCGCATCTCGCGCAGGCGGTCCCGATCGGCGGGCGGGCCGACGACGTCCTGCCATTCGGCCGGCGTGGCGATCAGGACGGTGCCTGCGTAGCCGACCTTGATGGCGCGCTCGAGCACCTCCCACACGTTCCAGGTCTTCGCGGTGCCGATGTCGCCGACGATGACGAGGTTTCGGGCGGTCTTGTCGAAGAGCCGACTCCCCCACTCGGCGACGTCGTCATGCAGGACACCGGGGCCGCTGAGCATGACTGGCCTGCGCTTACGGAAGGCCGCAAGTCGGCGCTGGCGGCGGTCTTCTGCCCACTCGTCGGCGGGCTGGGCGGAGTTCACGCTGTCTCCCTCTTGCTTTGAAAGGGGTTCTGACGAGGGCCTCGAGGCACGTGGGAGCCGGAGCCGTTGCCCTTGAGGCGCTGCTGTTCTTGGTTCTGCTTCTCCTGGCCGATGTCGATCCAGTTGCGCCAGGCGTGGAGCCAGTCGCGGCAGCGACGGTCGTTCTGCTTGGCGTGGTTGATGAACCGGAAGGTCTGCTGATCAAGATCGACGGTGTAGCTCTTGGACTTGGCCCAGGCACGCATCTGGGCGGTGACCGCGAAGTCGTCGGGGATCGGGATCTCAGGCTTGCGCCGGGATTTCTTCGTCTCCTGCCGCGAAGCGGCGTCCTTGACGGTGAAGAGAGAAGAATCACCAAGATCAGATTCTTCAACTACCTCTACATACTTAAAACCCTGGGATGACCCCCGGGGGTCATGCTGAGGATCGGTCTCGGCATCCTCAGCATGACCCCCGGGGGTCATGCTGAGATGGGGCTCCCGATTCTCAGGGTGCTTGTACCCGTCACCCTGAGAACCCTCAGCAGTCGAGTCGCCCTCGTTCTCAGGGTGCTTGTACCCGTCACCCTGAGAACCCTCAGCATGACCCCCGGGGGTCATGCTGAAGGTGTCGGTCTCAGGGTGACCCTCAGGGGTCATGCTGAGGGCCTCGCCGTTGATCGCCGCCGAGTAGACCGCGGTCTGATGCTTCTGCCCGCGCGCCACCTGAACGAGGAACCCCGACTCAAGGGCGATCTTGAACTTGTCGGCCATCTTCCGGGCGCTCCTTCCAAGCAGTCGGGCGAGATCATCGCGAGGGACCGAAACGCGACCGGTCGCGTCCATGTACAGGGCGAGCGTCATGAGCAGCACCCGCAGGGAGTCGTTGATCTGCGGGCTCCGCATGACCATGCGCAGCCAGTAGGCGCGGTACGTACCGTCACCCAGTAGGCCGGCTTGTTCGTCGTTCACGTAGGGCGGCTCTCTCTGGTCTTGCTGCTAGGGATGGGCTTACGAGAGCTGGACCCGTCTTCGGTGTCGCACCAGTCCCCCTTGTCACTTCCGTGGTGCTACATGAGTCATTCTATGCCTACTCCACATGTGGCGTTGGCCTATACGTCACGTTGCGATGTGGCATCATTTCTGGTAGGCCAACCGTGAGAACATGAAGGGGTGTCGGACCCGATGGGAGATGTCGTTGCCGCTCGCAAGGCATACGAACAGGCTCAGGAAGATGCCCGCGAGCTCGTGAAACGCGCCCGCCTTGACCTTGGCCGGGCGATACGCGATGCCCGCCGCCAGGACATTTCTCAGGACGCGATCGTTAAGGAACTCGGGCTGACCCGTGAGCAGGTCCGGCGCTTCCAGCGGGAGTTCGAGACCAGCGCGCCCTCCGACTCCTGACCTTCTGGCCTCCGAGTAAGAGGTCATGACGCCTCCCTGCAGGCGCCCTTGGGCTGCTCGTCCGGATCGTCGATGTCGTCCCACACGGCTACGGGAAGCCATCCGCGGGTCTGTGCGTAGCGGCGGGTCCTGGCGCCGGGAGGCGGCTGCTGGGTGGACAGTTCCTCGAACAGGTCGCGTACGCGGACCGCGGTGCGGGCGCGCACCTGCTCCTGGGACATCGCCTTGCGGATGGATGTCCGGTCCATGCCAAGCCGCTCGGACAGCACCTTCGTAGGCCAGCCCGTCAAGATGAGGGCTTGCAACCGTCGACGCGTCCCCGCCGCATCGATCTTGGAATTGGCGGGCAGGGCGGCAACGTCGATGCTGACATCCAGCAGCTTGCGGGCGAAGTCCGCACGCGCCCGCGGCCTGTCCGAGTTGATCAGCGTCGACAGGCTCCACACATTGACGCCGGCCATCTGGGCGATGGAGCTGACGCTCACTCCCGCCTTGCGCAGGCGGGCGACATGCTGGCGGACAGGTTCGGCGTCGGCCCACGGCTGCCACTGGCCGCTCTCGATCAGCATCGCGCGACGCTTGTTGTAGCGGCGGGTTGCCGCGCTGCACCTCGGGCAGCGGCAGCCGCCTTGGGTGTACCCGCTGTAGGTGCCGCACATTGTTGTCATCAGGTGCTCACCGCCCTCTTCGCGGCTGCCTCAGCCAGCCGCCGCTGCTTCCAATACGTGAGGCACGCGTTGCAGGTGTCCTGCGCGCTCTGGAACTCCTCCACAGGCCGCACGTGCTTGCACCTGGCGCACCATCTACGGTCGGTCTGCTCGGGCTTCAGGTCGACGGCGCGCAGCAGTTCCTCGACCAGGGCGAGGTCGCCTTCGTGGCGCGGGTCCACGCACGGGTTGCAGTCGCACGGGTCTTGGCCGTGCACCTGGCAGGCGGGAAGGGCGACGCAGGCGTGCCGTTCCAGGGCGATCCGGATCGCTACCCGCCCTGCAGTGCCGGCCTCGTCAGGTGTGATCTCGAGGATCGAGCCGATCGACTTCAGGCGAGTGTCGATCGGTGTCTTGGTGGTGCCGCGGTTCCTGACCATGTCGCGGTCGTTGGCGACACGCTCGTGCTGAAGCAGCCACTCGGCGTCGTGGCCGCCCATCGAGGAGGCATAGTTGGAGGCCATCACGCCACCCCCGTCGCGGCCCGCTCACGGGCGGTCCTCTTCAACCAGTTGCGGCGCTTGGCCGCCCGCTCGTCCTCGCCAAGCCCACCCCACACGCCCGCGGCCTGCTTGGTGTCGAACGCATACTCCAGACAGCGCATGCGGACCGGGCAGTGAGAGCAGAACTGCTGATTGACGATGTCCTCGCGGATGATCCGGTCCGGCAGGCGCTCCCCGTCGGGTCCGAACATCAGCCGCAGCGGCTGCCCCTTGCACGCGGCACGCTCGTGCCACTTCCAGTCAGGCACCGTTCACCTCCGTTCCGATTTCGTTCGCCAGCATCCGGTCGTGTTCGACGAGTTCCGCCGCCATCCGCCACGCGGCGAGTTCCAGCGCTACGGCCACCCGCTCGGAAGGTGTAGACGCCTTCGCCGCGAACCTCTTCAGGTGCGGGATGTGCTGGCGGATACGGTCAAGGTCGGTGGAGAGGTCAAGAGGCATCGGGCGCCTCCGCAGGAGAAGGCCCTACGTGACGCCGTACGCGTAGAGCGTCTTCGGCAGTGGTCTCCTGTACGGCTGGCGCCGACGCGAGACGAGCGAACGCAACCTCTCGATCGGCCCGCTCCCACCTGCGCATCAGGGTGCGCCGCTGCTTCGGGGAGAGCTGCACGTACCGGTCGTAGACGCCGACCACGCGCGCCTCAGGCGCCGTCCAGGTCGGGAAGCGGTCCTCATCCGAGACGACCAGCTCGCCGACCGGCACAACCGAGTACAGGTCGCCCTTTGGATACTTGGAGGCGTAGAACCTGGCATACTCCCGGTCCGTGGTGACATAGACCCGGTCCTGGTACTGCGTCAGCGGGTCGAACGCGTGCGACATCCCAGCCTTGTGGGCGTCGCAGATCTTGCAGCCGTCGACGAAGTTCGGGCTGCCGGGCAGGATCAGGTCGCCCGGTTCGAGTCCGGGGATGCCTCCGTGGAAGTAGATCGCCTTCATGCCGACACCTGCTCTCGCAGGGCGCGGTCATACCGTCGCGTGGTCTCCTCGCACACGCCCAGGCGTGCCGCTGCCTGCTCGCGTGTCTCGCCCCACGCGCGCAGCTCCAGGTAGTCCTCGATGCGGGCTGCCTTGGCAGCTTGACGGCCAGCCACGGCGGCAGTTATCGGGTCCTGCGGGCGAGGTGGAGGCCCGGCGTCGGGTTGCCCGGCGCGGTTCCAGCGCTGATAGCAGGCGACGCACCAGCCATGCGCCTTGTGCGGCCCGAATCGGTCACAGCATGAGCACCTGACGGTCCGGGAACTGGTCATAGGTGCTGCCCTCCTCTCTCGGGCTGGTCGCGTAGGGCGAACAGGGCGTGCGTCTCGATAGGCGTCATGTCATGCACCACCCGTTGTCGCAGGAGCCGTCTGTTTCGTCGCCGAAGAACGGCAGAAGGTCGGCGCCCTCGGGAACCACTTGCCGCAGCGGCGCACCAAAGCGGGTGAGGTAGACGTGGTCCTTGCCCAGCTCGTCGCGCCGCTCGTTGAGCAAGTCCTCCAAGTTGCACGCCTTCTCGAACAGTTCGGCTTCGTCGCGCCGCATGTCCTGCCACACGAGCGGCCGGTGAAAGGGGCAAAACCAGCAGCTCGATTTCCGCGGGGGGGGTAGGGGGCTGTCGCGGATGATGCGCAGGCAGTCCGACCGGCGCAGCTTCAGGTCAAGCAGCGGGTACACGAGCCGCTCGTGGGGTTCGACCTTGCGCGCGTTGGCGCGGTGGATCTCATCGAGGCTGATCCCGACACCGACCGTGGCGGGGTTGTCGGCGCTGGCGCCGTGCTGCTTCAACCACTTGCCGATGACCCGGATCTTGAAATCGGCCGTACAGCTACGCGTGCCCGGAGCTCCCGTGTCGGGCATGCGGACCGGGATCGGCAATGACCGCGACCCTTCACGGGTCAGCCTGCCGTACAGCGTCTCGGTCGTGCCGTCGCGCCGGACCTTGTGCAGCATCCGTAGGTCAATGCCGTGCTTCTCGGCGAACGGCAGGGCCACCTCGTGGAAGTACTGGATGGTGGCAGGGTGCTCGGAGTCGTCGCCCACGTTGGAGAACAGCCAGGTGTCGAAGTCCTGGCCGAGCTTCCCTTGCGCCTGGAGGACAAGGGCGGCCACGGACTGGACGCCACCGCCGAAACTGAAGGTTCGCAAACTCATAGCTGCGGTCCGCTTTCCTGAGATGTCGGCGGGTGGATCTCGAACAGGGCGTCCGTCACCGGCTCCACGGCGGGCGTGGGCGGTCGGTGCTCGCACACCAGGGCGTGCTGGGAGGGATGCTCGCCGCGGACGAGGGACTGTTCGCAGCACTTGGGGAGGCTCATGCGACCGCCTCGAACAGCGACGGCTGGAAGGCGCCCAGCGGCTTCCCGGCGGCCGGGTAGAGGCGGGCCAGGTACGCGCGGACGTCGGGCTTCCAATCGAGGCCGAGAGCCGAACCGAGGACCGCGGCGGCGACCGGAGGAGACACCACGTCCGCGGCCTGGAGGAACCGCTTGGAGCGCGACCCCTGCCACGGGTAGTCGATCGGGAACCCAGTCAGCAAACCCGCCTGCGCTTCGGTGAGTTGGGCGCCGTCCGAGACGCGCTTCCACGAGCGGGCCTTCTCCGTCAGACACCAGGACACCCGGTCCGCGGAGAACTCATTGCCGCCGGAGGTTCGCCGGTTGCCGCGAGTGTTCACGCGCTCGCCGGCAGGCCATCCGAGCGTCTGCGCCATGGTGGGTGGGGCGGCAAACGGCTCCACGGTGGGCACCAGTTCGTCCATGGGCGGCGCGAACCTTCCGGTGGTCCACAGCGACCGCATGGGCAGCCCGGACAGGTCGGGGGCGGAGTCGCGCGTGGCCACCAGGAACGTGCGGGTGCGGCAGCTCGCCACGCCCAAGTCATCGGCGGCCACGGTGGTCACGCCGAGATAGGTCCAGTCCGCGGCCATGGCCAGTTCGGCGCCGATCTCCTGCCAGATCGGCGCCACCCCGGGCACCTGCTCAGCGACCACCCACCGCACGTCCGGCAGCAGGAACGCGAACCGCAGCGTCTCAACCACCAGCGCCGACCGCGGGTCGTGCAGCTCGGCGAGCGCGTCGAAGTAGGCGCGCTCGCGGGTCATGCCTGCGAAGTAGTCGCCCAACAAGGTCAGCGCCGAACTGATGGCAGGGAAGTCCTTCATGCCGTTGCCGAGCCCGGAACGGCTGAAAGGAGGGCACGGCGGCGTGATCAGGGCCCCGGTCGTGGCGGGGAAATCGTCGGGGTGAAGGTCGGTCACGCTGGCTCGGGTACGGCGGAACCCCGCGGCGGTCGCCGTGGCACACGCATCCGCATCGATGTCGTAGCCGTCGATGCGCTGCTGAAGGCCGAGGATGCGGGCTCCCTGATCCATGCCGCCAGGGCCGGCAAACAGGTTGATGATCACCGGTCGTCCTCCTCGGGGAACACGTCGTGGAGGTCATCAGCCGTGGCCCGCCAGCGGTGGCCATCCGCCCGCAGGAGGGCATCCAGGACGGCGTCAGGGTTCTCGTCGTCGGCGGTCTGGCTGTAGCGGTCGTGGAGGTCGGCGTCCTCACGCCAAGCGGCACGCCGGCGCCGCACCGTCTCGGTCCAGCTCTTGACCGCGACGAACCCCAGCAGGGAGAGCACGAGCAGGGCGATGCCCATGAAGAGGCCCCAAGCGGTCACGAGTCCACCTCCGACGTCCCGGTGATGATCTGCTCCTGCCAGCGGCGAAGCGCCGTCTTCTCCTCGGTGACGGCCAGGAGATCGGCCTTGAGTTGGGCGTTCTCCCGCTCGGCCTCGAGCCGCGCCTGCTCATTGGTGTGAGCGGCGTCGAGAGCGGCGGCCAGTTGGCCCGTCAGCGCCGCGATCTGTGCCTGCTGGTGGCGGTCACGACTCCAGAGCAGCCAGGCACAGACCGCTCCGGCGACGGCGGCCAGGAGGAAGGCGTAGACGCCGGCCATCACTCGCCCACCGCCTCTCCGGCAGCAGTGGCGGGCAGCATGTCGGCGTCCGACATGTAATCGATCAGCACGGACATTCCAGCGCGGTCGCCGGAGGACACGGCGGTACGGATGGCCTGCTCAATCACCAGGCCAACCGCGCTCAGGGCGGAGCCCATGTGCTTCGCGGACTCGGCTACGGAGTCCCGCTCGGCCTTGAGGCGGTCCACCTCGCGCCGCCAGTCGCCGTCAGCCACCTCGTTCATGCGGCCTATAGCGGCGATACGCCGCTTGAGGTGATCCACCTCGGCGAGGAGCTCCATGCGGGCCGTCTCCAATGCCCACACGTCCGGGTTGTACGGCGCATCCGCTGAGCAGGAGTCCACGTTGAGGTCGCGGATCTCGGTGAGGCGGGCCTCGGACATCGGCTCAGCCATCCGATCCACCGCCGCTCTGCTCTGCCTGAGCGGCCAGCTGGGCGGCGACCTTGCGAACAGCCTCAGGGTCGATGCCGTAGCCGACAGCCCACTCCCACAGCCATTCGCCGATGCTGCCGCCGTCCTCCCACGCCAGCCACAGATCGCGGGCGACCGCGTCGGCCGCCTCCCGGCCTGCCCGGCCCTGGATTTCGCGCAGCAGGTGCGCGATCCCGTAGTAGGCGACCACGTGGCTGACCGATGTCCTGTATCGGTCGCGGTCGTCGGTCTTGATGTGGCCGTCGATGAGCATCGACTGGTGCATGAGCGCGAACGCCGTGTGGTGCTTGGCCATGACGGCGGCGGTGACGTCCTCTTCCCGCTTCGGGTAGGGCGCGATCTCTTCGAGCTTCATCGGGCACCGTCCGTCTCTGCCTGAGCGGCCTCAGCGGCGTCAGCAATGGCGACCAGAGCAGCAGCGAACCGGCGAGCCTCAGTGAACGAGATGTGCCCCGGAGCGCCACGGAACAGGACACTGTCCGCATCCTTGACGGGGCATGGCCACTTCGCGGTGCTGGAGTAGGCGACGACCTGCCAGCCGTCGGCGTCGTCGTCGAACGCGCCGCCCTCGAAGTCCAGCCCGAGGAACGACACGTCCGGGCGGGCCAGCACGATAGGGGTCTGCTCGCCCTCTACGACGACCGCTGTGAAGTGGCGCGGGGCGTCCTCTTCGCCGTCCAAGTTGGGGGCGACCTCGATATGGACGACGTTGCCTTCGCTGTGGGTTCTCACCCACGCGTCCAGGTACTTGCTGAACGCATTGGGCAGGATCAGCGTGTCGACGACCTTCTCGGGGGTGATGTCGCTCATTCGTCGTCTCCGTCCGCGCGGAGGATCGACGACAAGGTGGCTCGCGCCTCGTCGTCGAGGCCGACCATCACCTCTCGGCCGTCCTTGTCGAACAGCCGCAGCAGGGTCGCTCCCGTGTTGACCTCGACCTCCACCAGGAAGGTGTCGGCCGCGACCCTGACCGGCTCCTCCCGGACCGCGGTGTCTGCGAGGACGGCCGACGTCACCATCTCCGCGCTGGACGCCGGCCGGATCAGAACCTCGCGCTGGTTGTAGTAGTCGCCGGCGGTCTGCGTCAGGAACACCTCGGCCGCCTCTTCGGCGCCCATGGGGTGGCTGGGCTGGTTCTGGCCGACATACGGGGCCGGCTCGCCGTCCACGAGAACCCGCCACTTGCCGTGCCCGGTGGAGCGCGGCATCAGGATCAGGCCCTCATCGAGGAGGCAGTCCTCCAGCGCGGAGGCGGCATCCACCTCGTGGCCGGAGCCATCGTCTTCTTCCTGCTGCCACGCCTTGATGGCGCGGGCTACAGCCTCACGGCGGAGCTGGTACGGGTTCTTCTCCCGGACATCGGGAGTCTCGGCGCTCATCGCGCGGTCTCCTTCGGGTAGGGGTGGAATCGGGGGTTGGGGCCGAACGGGATCAGCTCGTCGGCCACCGGGATCACGGCGGGGTGGGAAACACGCCGGCGGGTGAAATCCAGGACGGGCTGAGCGGCGGCGACCAGGTGGGCCAGCCCGGACCAGCCGGTGAACGACCCGTGACGGCAGTGGCGTCCGGAGTGGCGGGCCAGTAACCCGCTCATGAGGTGCCTCCGGTCCGCTCCTCGTTGATCGCGCCGTTCCAGTCGCCGAACGCCTGCGCAGGCCCCTTGGCGGGTTCGGCGACCGGGGACTGCTTCTTCGGGTCGCAGCGTTCGCCGTGCTCGACTACCTCCCGGCCCGCGTGAACCCACCCGCCGTCAGCGGTCTTGACGATCGGCATGCTGCACGAGCGGCACAGCACCGACAGCGGAGGCAGCGGCGCAACCGTTGGCAGGTCGGCGTTGTCGCTGGTGTGCTGCTGAAGCTGCCGGATCTCGGCGATGAACTTCTTCGCGTCGCCGATCTTCGACTGGAGGAGGTTGATCTGCTCCTGCCAGTCGGCGATGTCGGCGTTCGCCTTCTGGATCTGCGGGTCGAACGTGTTGTTGAGGAGGTCCACGACCGACTTCCGGTAGGAGAGGGGCCGGTCCAGGACGTTGGGGGTGGTGGTCAAGGTGTTCTCCAAGGGTCAGATGAGGTGGGCGGGCCGATGGGTGCCCCCGATAGGTCACCCACCGACACGTCAGGCGGGATGGTCTAGATCGGTCGGCGAGCCGTGCTCGAACTCGGCTCGGCGCCGGGCGTAGTCGTCGAGTTGGGTCTGCTGGCACCCGCGACAAATGCCGCAGGGCAGGTCGTCGGGCTCGCGTGTGGTGCAGCCGACCGCGCCGGCCGGGCAGTCGTGGCCGGCCGGCTTCCGCTCGAAGCACCACGGGCAGAAGCGCATGTCCTGGACGCCGTTCATGACGCCACCAGCGCAAGGTCAGGCTGCGCCAGGTCGCGGCCAGGCGGTACGGGCTGGATCTTGTCCACCCACGGCTCGCATCGGTGGTCGGCCTTCCACTGGTCGGCGTCGTTCTCGGTGAACGGCCCTTCCTCGTCGTCGCCCCACTCCTCCGACATTCGGCAGTCGCAGGTCTGGCAGACCGCATCCCACGACAGCTCAGCCTGAGTCGGCTCGGCCACGCCGCGGCAGACCGGGCAGTACACGCGCTTGACGTGCTGGCCGCCAAGCGTCAGCCCTTCCCAGACGACCCATCCGGCACTCCGCGCGCCATCGGACTGGGAGCCCTTCGCGCCAACCGGCCAGGCGTAGGCGGCTCGGCAGTGCTGGCAGGAGATGTCGGCCATCACGCCACCTCTTCCAGGTAGAAGGGCGTCGAGCCGCACCCGCACAGGAACGGGCCAGGCCGCGGCGGAGCCCATCCCGGGCAGTCGACGTGACCGAACCGCTCCATCGCCTCGATGAAGGCGCCGTCCTGGTTGATCAGCTCCCACGAGGTGCAGGCGATCACCGGCAGCAGCACTCCCCCGGCGTGCGAGGCAGCGGGAGCGGCCCGGTAGCCGCCTTCGTCGTCCAGCAGCACCCAGCCGAGCCGGTAGTGCAGGACCGGCAGCTCGGACGGGCGGGCGACACCGTGGCGCAGTTTCAGCCCGAGCCGTTCGGCGTCAGCCACCTGGGCGTTGTCGATGTGCGCGTGGCAGGCGTGGCATCCACGGAGCAGGTTCGCCGCGGTGCCGGCGGTCGTGTTCTTCGGCCCGACCCCGCCCGACCCCTTGCCGCGGCGGTGCGCCGTCTCGGTCGCCGGCGCACTGCCGAAGCAGACCAGCCCGATCTCACACAGGCCCTTGCTGCGGTTCTTGGCGTAGACGATCGCATTCTTGGGCGCGGTCTCCGGGCGGCTCTTCGCCTTCCACGGCTTCAGGACCTGCTTGAACCCGTTGCTGCGGTTCATCGGCTTCTTCGCCGTCAGCGGCGACTTGCGCGGCGGCATCGGCGAGCGCTTCATCAGCCTCGCCCCGCAACCTGGTAGGCGGTACGAACAGAGTTCGCGAGCGCCATCACGACCATCGCCTGGTCGCGTACCACCCGGAGCAGGTCCTGCGCCGCCTCGCGCTTGGCCACGGCCAGGTCGTAGGCGCGGCGCTGCACGGCCACCTGGCCGTCCACCCAGGCGTCCCGCTCCGCCGTCGTGTAACCGCCGCGGGTCACCTTCGGGCACTGGCCGGAGAACAACGCGGCGCGACGAGCCGCCTCATACGTGTGCTTGGCGTCCACCTCAACGTCCCGGACCCTGGCCAGCGTCAACTGAGCGCTGGCCAGATCGTTGACGAGCTGCCGCAGCCGGTCCTCGATGCCGGTCGGTGTGGTCAGGTCACTCACCTGGGTCACCCGCCTCAAGGGCAGGGCGGAGCAGGTCGCCCAGGACGGGCTCCAGATCGCCGGACCTCCACGCCTTCCACGCCAGCTCCTGGGCGCCCGGCCCGGCGGTGAACGCGAACTTGCCAGTCGGCTCTCCACGGGTCACGTCCGCAACCTTGATGCGGGTGCCCGCGGCGTCCTTCAGGTAGCCGTTGCCGTCGATCCGCTTCAGCAGCTTCTTCAGGTAGTCGGGGCGGATCCGTTTGACGAGCAGGTGCGGGAGCTGGTCACGGACGAACGCCAGCAGGTTCTCGTCCTTCAGCGCGTCGTCCGACAGTTCCTCGACGAACTCTTCGGGCGCGTCGTTGGCGACGATCGCCGCAACGGTCTTCATATTGACCTGCGTGTGCGGGGGCCCGTCGTAGATGGCGATCGACCCGAGTTCGGTGCCGTCGGGGAGCTTGACCGCCAAGCCCTTGATCTCGTCCTTGCGGAGCTCGGCGAACTCCTTCTCGGCGTCCTTGCGGAGCTGCTCGTATCCGGCGGTGACGATGTCCACCAGCACCTTGGCGGCGCCCACCTTCAGGGCGTGCGACTTGGCGTTCACGCCGCCTCCTGCCCGCTGAGCTCGGCCTGCCGCTGCTTGATGGCCTCCATCAGCCGGTTGCCAGTGTCGGAGTCGAGAGAGCGAGCCTTGAACTTGTCGAGCACCTCCTGACGCAGACCGCCGATCTGGTCGGCGGTTGCAGCAGCCACGCGCTTCCCGAAGGCATCCACCCAGCCGTCATCGACGCTCACCTGCGGCGTGGGCTGCGCGGGCTCTGCCAACGAAGCGTCCAGGTCGCGGTCAATCTCGTCGTTGCCGAGCGAAACCTGCTTCTCGACGCCCTCCTGCACGTCGTGTCCGGCGGCCTCACCCTCAGGCATCACGAGCGTGCCTATGACCAGCGGCTTGGTCTGCCCCTTGTTGTAGAGCGACAGGCCGAACTGGTCGCCGAGCGGGATCGCGGCCCGCTTCTTTGCTAACGACAGGGCCGACTTCATCGCCAGGTCGTGAGCATCGCCGCGGGTCTGGTTCTGCGCGGTGGCAGTCGAACCGTCCTCGAAGTGGCAGACCTCGACGCCGTTCTCGTCCTTGACGATCAACCGGTAGGTGGCCTTGTAGCAGACGTCCCACCGACCGGTCTGCTTGCCCGTCTGGTCATTGACGCGGGGCGTCTCGAAGACGCACTCCAGGCTGAGGATCTCGGTATCGAAGTTGCCGAACCCGAAGATGCGGATCAGGTGCGCGAGGACGTCCTGTTGGGACACATGTGAGTGGCCCTTGCCGTCCTTCAAGACGCGGTTGGTGTTGATCGGCTGCAAGAGCTGGTCAACCTGCGCACGAGTGAAGCCCATCAGTCGTCGTCTCCCTCGTCGTTGGGGGTGTCGTCGTAGTCGCCCTGCGAGTCGCGGAACTCCCGCTCAGCTCCGTTGCCGATCTCGGGGCCCTGCCCTACCGGGAGGCGCGAATGGTCGGCCAGGACGTCGCCCTTGTGGGCGGCCAGCTCCGGCTCGGCCTTGATCCGGTGGGCATGGGCATCGACCGCTTCGCTCCACAGCTCCCAGTGGTCGAGCGCCTTGCGGGACCGCACCGCCTGCGTGATCGCGAGCTCGCGGACCACCTGCTCCGGCAGTCTGAGCCGGGCCGCGGCTTCTCCCACGGACAGCCAGTGGGCAGACACGGACGTCACGAGGCGGCTCCCACGCCAGCCGCGGCATCGGCGGCCCGGACCAGGAAGTCGAACACCTCGGCATCCGTGGCGACGTCGTTGGAATCGCCGAGCAACATCACCAGGCGGTGCAGCGGCAGATCCTCCGGCCGGCACAGCGGCGCCTCGACCTCGGCCAGGATCCGCGCCGCATCCACCAGCAAGCGGAGGCACGGATCGAGGGCTTCGTAGTCGAGGATCCTGATCGACAGCCACACCCGCGGCTGCTCTCCCGCCGCGATGGCGAGTGCGCCCAGTTGGTCGACCTCGCCGTCTGGCGTCTCGAAGCGCCCTGTGACCCGACCGCGGCGCTCGAGCACGCCGACCGTGGCGTTCAGGATCGTCTCGGGCGTCATCATGCCGACACCTGCCCGTCTTGCTCGGCGATCCGGGCCAGCCTCAACCTGCCGGGGGCGGCCTTCACGGGCTCGGTGGCGTCGTAGGTGCGCCACCACATGAGCGACTGCACCTCGCGCTTACCTGCTGCCAGCGCCTCCTCGGCGGTGGCTGGGATGAGCTTGGTGATCAGCAGTTCGCGGCCGTCGTCGAGGAGCAAGTCCCCCACCATCAGGTCCGCGGCCACCTCGGGCGTCAGCTTGATCACCGGGCACCGCCCCACGCCTGCCACGGGCCGCCGCCGACACGCCACACGATGTGCGCGTCCGCCGGCAGGCCCTGACTCTCCTGGTAGGCGAGGGTGCGGGAGCACTCCAGGTGGGCCTCGGCGATCCCGTCGCAGCGCTCCACTCCCAGTGCCTGGTCGCCCTCGGAGTCCAGGCAGGTGTACGTGACCCGGAACTCGGCGACGCCGGCGAGCCGGTCGACCGTCGTACTCTTGTTCATGACTCTCGCTCTCTTCTCGTAGCTCTTGAGCGGGTGGTCTGGGCCCTCGTCCGGTTGCCTCCGGGCGGGGGCCGTCTTGCGGTCAGGGGGTGGATGCCATCTCGGCGGCCTCGGCCAGCGCGTCATCGATGTCGAGCAGCAGGCACCGAACGGCGAACCCGACCGCCACCGCCTCGTCGAACTGCTGCGTCGGCGTCATGACTCGCCTCCGAACAGGGCGTAGTCGGGCTCGGGCGCGTACTCGGCGGCGTAGTAGACGTCCCAGACCTCCTCGAACAGAGGCAGGTCCTTGCGCGTCCAGGCGTACGTCTCGCGGACGGAGCCAGAGGCGGTGTCCTCCGCTCGCTTCTCCGGCAGAGTCCGTCCTTCGGCCTGCGCCACCTTCACCACGCGGCGGCCGAACCAGGACTGCGCCGACTTGATCCGCGCCTGGTTGAGCCCCTTGGACTTGAGGAAGTCCGGCACGTACAGAGGGAGGTTGGCGTGATCGATCTCCGGCTCTTCGCCCAGCCCGATCGCGGCCTGGATCCGCATCTTCAGCCGGATCCACTCGCTGTCGAGGTAGCCCTCGGCGGCGGCGAGCATCTCGATCCGAGCTTTAGCAAGGTGCACCCGGTCCATGGCGTCGGCCCGCTGCTCGTGCGTGGCGATTTCCTCGATGTTGAGGAGGTAGGCGCGCACGTCCTTCGCGACGTCGGAGCCGGTCAGGATCTGGCCGATGTTGAGGATCGCCTTGCGGTTGAACACCGCGACCCGGCGGGCCTGAGGGGACAGTTTGAGAGTGTCACCGATGACACCCTCAAATTCGGCCCGAGCGAGCACCTTGTAGCCGTTGTTCTCCAGCTCGCGCCGGTTCCGCTTCACGATCTGGTCCACCGCTTCGGGCGAAACCTCGTAGTAGCCGGCGACCATGTCGGTCGTAGCGTGGACACCGTCCGGCAGGAGGCTGAGCGCCTTGACCTTGTCGAGGACATCGACGCGGTCTGCGTGCTGTGCTCGCAGGGACGGGCTCTCGATGAGGGCGAGCTCGTTCACGCTGCCGCCTCCCCCGCCTTGCGTGCCTTGGCCTCGCGTGTCTTGCGGCTCTTCATAGCCAGGGCCTGCATGTACGCCTTCCGGGCGGACGTGGCGCGGCGCTTGCGCTCTTCCACGGGCAGCGTGCCGTCGGGGTCGACCTGCTTCTCGAAACGGGCGAGGAACGCGTCGCGGCCCGGCTTGGTCCTAGCAGACGGGTCCGCGGTGTTGGCCCACGAGGTGTGGGCGCCCATGCGTCCGCGGAGGGTGCGCTCTGCGGGTGTCATGACGTCCGCTCCGCTCCGCAGCCTCGGCAGTAGCTGGGGTGGTAGTCCGGGTCGTTCCGTGTTCCGCACGTCTTGTTGCCGACCTTGTTGCCGCAGGTCCACCACTGCGATTTCGGCTTCTTAGGCGCTTGGGGACTCATGCGGACTCCAGCTCTTGATCAGCCGCCTCAGGGGCAGCCATGAGCACGACCTTCTTGACCCGAAGCACGCGGGCGATAGCGCCGATCACCTTGTCGCTGGCGCCTCTGGCGTTGGTTTCGATGTTGCGGATGTGGTTGGGGTGGATGACCAGGTCTTCCTCCTCCTTGAGGAGGCGGCACAGGTCTTGCACGGAGAGTTCGCTGCGCCTTCGGATGGCCCTCATCGCCGGGCCGTTGTGCTCTCGGGGACGTTGCTGTGGTGCCATGCCGAAAAGATTAGGCGTGATCAGGCGTGAAATCAAGCCTGATTTCTGAGGCGTACGGGATTTCAGGCACGATCAGGCGTAACCGCATGCCAGAGTCATGTAACCCCGGCCCAACTCACGCCTAGTCACGCCTGGATACGCCTAGCTTCGTCGGGCAAGATGAAGCACATGCACAGCCAAGAGGACTGGCAGCGCGTCGCAAAGGCGGTCGTAGAGCGCCGCAACGACCGTGGCTGGACACAAGTAGACATCGCAGTCACGGGCCCACTCTCTGTCGACCGCGTCCAGGCGATCGAAGGCGCACGGAGCACTCGCTACAGCCCGCGCACTATCGCCAACCTCGAGCGCGCACTGGAATGGCAGAAGGGCAGCGTTCAGGCGATCCTGGACGGCAAGGAGCCCACGCCGGCCGAATCCGCGGGAACGCAGCCGTCCGCCCCCGAGGTCGACGCACCAACCGCTATCGAGCTTGGCCCCGACGCTGCTGCCGCGACACTTAAGGCCCTTCAGCAGATCACCGAAACGCTGAAGCGTGAGCGCGAGGAGCGTGAGATCCGCGACAGGGAAGAGCGGGAGGCGCGGGAGGCTCTGAGGCGGCAACTCTCTGAAGTGAGCGCGAAGCTTGATCGGCTAGAGAGCGCCGTGGACGGAAAAGAAGAGCGCGATTCTGCCTGAAGGGCTTGGAAATTCGCAATTTGCGTAACAGGATGATTACAGGGTGTAGACCGAAACGTGTCGGTCGGCGTCTACTGAATACCCCTGTTAGTCCCGAGGCGAGGGATAACAGCTGTTACCTCCCGGAGGTTGACGTGCACCACAGCATCCCTGGCCCAGCGGACGACCCCATCGAGCACCTCAGGCGACGGGCTTCCGCAATCTGGACGAGGCATGCCGCCCCCCCAGAAGTCCGTGAAGCACTAGCAGTCGCCCGAGCCGAACACGACCTCGGCCGAGGGACCGTTCCTGCCGAACTGTCCGACGCAATGCGCGCCCGGCCCGGCGACCCGATCCCCGTCCGGCTTGCCGTTCACGGCAAGGTCGTCACAGTAGCGATCCACCCCACAGGCGCGATCGATCCCACCCGGGAAGCCGCGGTCTGGTCATACATCCGCGACCGGGTCAGACTCCAGGAGGTAGCGTGATCCACTACTTATTGCGCCGCGAACCCCTCGCCTACCGCGAGGTAGGCGCTCTCGCCTACGACCAGACCGGCGAGTTCCCCGTCATCGTCGTCAACGCCGACCAGCAGCACGACGCGGCCATAGCCTCGATTCGGTCCATCCGCGAGGCCCGCGAGGCCCGTCAGAGCTGATCCCCAAGCGCCGACCGTTTGCCTGCCTCCCGAGCTCGCTCGTCAGCCGTGGAGGCGGCATACCGGTCGACCATCTGCCGTGAACGCCACCCGGCCAACCGCATCAGCTCCTCCTCGCTGATGTTCTGCTTGGCGTAGTGCGCCCATGAGTGCCTGAGCATGTGCGGGTACAGCCGATCGATACCCACAGCGCTGCTGCGCCGGCGCAGCATCAGCTTGACGCCGTCCACGCCGAGCACTCCCTTGTTCTTCTCGCTCAGCCACAGCTCCGGCCGGTCCGCCCACCGCTGCCCTGCTCGCACGCGAAGGTATCGGTCGAGTGCAACAGCGGCCTTGCGCCCGATGGTGACGGTGCGCCCGCGACGCCCCTTGCCCATGACGTAGATCTCGCGCATGTCCAGGTCGACATCCTCGACCTTCAGCCCGGCCATCTCTCCGCGGCGGATTCCGGTGTCCATGAACACGTAGAAGATGGCCTTGTCTCGGCGCTGGATGAACTCCTTGCCCTCGCAGTCCTTGAGGAGGGCACCCAGCTGCTCTCTGCGCAGCACGGGCACCGGCTGCTCGGGGACGACAGGTGGCTTCATTCCGGCCATCGGGCTGGGCAGTTCCTCCTCGGCCGACCACCACTTCCAGAATTGCTGGATGCTCCGGTACTGGTTGTTCGCATAGCCGGCGGCTCGCGCGTCAAGGATGGATGCGATCCACTCCTGGATGTCCTGCTTCGTTACGGCTTCCCAGTCGTCGGGCGCATCGTCCCGGGCGACGAGCCACGCGGCGAGGCGCTCGGCGGCGTCGGTGTAGATACGGACCGTGTTGTCTGACTTGTTCTCAGCACGCAGGTGGCGCCTGAACGAGGCGATGGCAGGCGCGAAGGCGCGGGCCGACTCCGGCAGATCCATGTGGGGAGGATAGACCCGCACCGTCAT